CGTTTTAAAACAGCATTATATAGGATTTTCCAACAAAATTAAGACTTACAGCGTTTTTAAAACAGTATTCTGTAGGTAAGAGTTAAGGACTGTATTATGTGAGTATTTTTTTTCAATCGGAATGTATAACAATTAAAACATAAACAACATGAACGTATATGACTTTGCGCCTGACTTAGATTTGAGTAAGGAGGTAGAAGGTTCTATTTTTGGGGTGAAAGGAATAGAAGGTAGTGATGGTATAGTATATGCTAAGGTAGTTAGCTGTGAAGAAGTTAAGGATTACAGTTGTGATAGGTGTATTTTTTTATGATTGTTATAAGGATAAATGTTTGTTATCGCGTAGTGTTAGTTGTGTAGATGGAGACTGGCTTTGTAGGTACGAACAGGCTGCCATAGAGGGGGAGTAGGCGGCGCCTTGGGCTAAGGCCTGCGGTTGTAGGTGGAACGTAGGTCGGAGCAGAGCCGGGACAGTTTATTGTGGAACGTAAAAAGAAAAAAGATGGAAAGAACAATACATTATATTTGGATAAATTGGATATCTTATACAGGTTCGAAAAGTAGTAGACTAATAAGCAACAGGTTTATGCCGGTATCAGATGCCAAAGAGATGATATTAAGAACGAGTGCTAAAGAATTGCTTAAACACAGACCGAGTTGGTTAAAGGACTGTGTTCGTATTAGTGTAAGCGCACAGGATATTACGACCGGAGAGATCCTGTATAGAAGAACTATAAACATAAAGAAGAAGGAGGAAATAATATGAAAAAGGCATTTAAGATATTTTCTATTATGTTTGTCATAGAAATAGTGCTGATAGCTATTTTAGATGATATGGCGTAAGTGAGAAAAATTTCTTCATTAATTTTCTTATGCTTTAGACAGAATGCTCCCGTCTGAGAAGATCGGAGCATTTGCTTTATGGGATTCATGGTGCGGTAGGCTGGTTCGATTCCGGCGATCTCACACAACATTAAAATAGGGAAGAACATGTTAAAAGAAGAATTTGAAGAACTGATTAAAAGGGAGGTAAACGAAAATCAGTATAAAAACATAGAAACGGCATACGAGGCTTTGCCGGAGTATATGGATAAGATGTATTTAGCAAGTGCTATTTCAAATGATATTGGGAAAGCTATTAATGTCTTATCGTTTTTAGGATCGTATATAAGCGAGTTAATGGGTTCGATAATAATCGAAAGGCAAAAGGTGGAATCATGTGCCTATGATTTAATAAATAAATCGCATGAGGAGGATGACTTGAAAGCAAGAGAGATTGCCGTGCGATTAATAGGAGAGGGGGAAACAGTGGCATACACAGTAAAAGAAGGGCTGCCATTGTGGGAACAAGATAAAAAGTTTATAATAGAATTAATGAAGGAGGAAAGAAAATGAAAGACGGTATTGTATTGCATCCAGAGCATGGGTTGAATCCATCCATAGAACTATGCATAGTATGTGGCGAAGAGATGGGGATTGCTTTATTAGGGAATAACATCAAAGGGCAGGCGCCGCATCATATATGCACGGGAGAAATATGTGACAATTGCAAAAAGATAATAGATGACGGAGGTTGTTTTATTATCGAAGTCGAGGATGGATCAGATCAAAAGAATCCGTATCGTACAGGGAGATATTGCGCGATAAAGAAAGAAGCAGCAAAGAAAATACTTGGACAGGAACATAGTGTTGTGTACATGGAAAAGTCTGCATACAGTCAAATAATACCATAAAAATAAAGAAAGATATGTTTACAAAAGAAGAGCGATTATTCATTTGGAAAAAGGTATATGAGATGATTGATTGGCAAGAGGATGGGGAATACATATGTGTTGCGTTAAGAAATGTAGTGTTTATGTATTTCAAAAAACATAAAAATATTTATGAGTTTCGTTCAGACGAAATGGTGAGAATATATTTCCCGGAATTGGAGGAAAAGAAAAGTATGGCTACAGAACCAGAAGAAGAATGGAGGATATATGGATGGTTTGGCAGTATTAGTCCAGAAACGAAGGAGGTGAGGCTAAATATCGTAAAAGACATTATAAAAGAATTAGAATAGTATTTTTGTTAATCTATTTTATTCATCAAATTAAGTTTTGGGTTTTGGCATGTCGGTTCGTGAGAATAGGCATGCCTATTTCTGTATCATAGAGGGATGGCGCGGCGTGCCGGTATGTATGTGTCGGTTCTGGTTCGATTCCAGGAATCTCACAAACAATAAATCATAATCATATGGAAGTAATAACATTCAGTCCGGACATGGATTTATCTTCTAAAGAAGCAGGAGATGTATTTAGATTAAAATTGTATGGCATAGAGTATGATGTCAAAGTAGTTGGTGATGACGAAGATCCTCTTATGTTCTGCAAAGATTGTATATTTTTTAACAACTCCGAACGGTGTTCACTCTCAGAATCGCAAGACTGGTGCTTAAAAAAGCAAGTTGTTTACTGTAAAATAAGACATGATGGGGGAATTTAATGCGAAAGACGCCAATTTCTTATGGCGTCAAATTGGTAGGATTGATGGGGTGATAGAAACTCTGAACCGTACCGAAGGAGAGATGCCGGAAATTATAGCCGGAGTGCTAAAAAGAATAAGAGACGATATAGATAAGTTTGTAGATAATAAAACAAAAGATTATGAGAATATACAAGAATGATATTATAAAGGCGTCAGCGATAAGCACCGGCGCAGACAGAGGTGTGTTACTGTGTTCAATAACAGATTCGGGATTCACGTCTATAGCGGGCGTAATATCGGCTGTTAAGGATAAGTTACCAGGCAAAGATCATAAGAAGATGATTTTTGAAATACGGAATGATGGAAGAAACGAATATGGCAGATATAATAATTGTGGAGGAAAAATATGAAATACAGAGGTCTGTTGCTCCCTATGATATTAGCTGCAATGTGCGGAGATGATGCCTTTGTGCTAAATACTAAAAGGGGAAAAGGAATGCAATCTACATATAGAAGAGAAAAGATTGTCAGAACAGAAAAAGAATTTGATATTAATGGCACTAAAGTAATGGCATACTCAAGAAAGGATGCCATTAAAAGATTAAAACATAAGAAGTAGAAAACGGATTTTTATGTTAATGTTAGTTTTTTCATTTTTATTGAAAGGAGCGCCGGCCTGTGAAGGTATGCGCTCTTTGTATTTGTATAATGCTTGACATACTCCCATCGCTAAAGCAAACGGGATTCTTGGATACAAACGTACGGAACCCCCCGGTTTTACAATCGTTGGAATCACCCGCACTTTCCAACTCGGAAATGCCCTTCCGAGGTCGCAAGACAGGGCAAATATAATGTTTAATTATCATCTGACACATAAATGGGATCAGTATTACCATTAAATAACATAAAACAATAATAATATGACAGATAATAACATAGACGTGAATATCGTACCTGTAAAGAATGGCGCGAAACGTGTTGTGGTATCATATTACCATTATTCACGCAAGGACAAAAATCACATGAGTTCCCAAACGGATTACGTGTGGGAAACAAAGAATGAAGAAATGTTTAAATACTTTGAGGCCAGGAGGACAAAAGTATTTTATAGTCAGATTCGTGCCATGTGTAGATTCTATGGCAAGAAAAATGTACGTAAATACAAAAAGCTATGATATTAAAAACAACAACCAACGAATTTTGTTTCATTAACGTAAGTTTTTATGAAACAATAGCAGACCCGCGTCATTTCTTTTCACAGGAATATGATGAGATGCCGGAATATGAAGAAGAATCGGATTTTGATTTTGATTCTTATTGCAATAAGTTTGTTCCTTTTGTACAGGAATGGGCGAATGAGGTGGGTGAACGCCTTTATGAATATGGTGTGAATAACATAAAGGTAATATCGGTAGGACATCCAAAAGAGTACAATTATGATACTGATTGGATGGATGTAAGGATAGAGTTTTGTGATGAATGGAGGCAAAAGATGTTATCTAACATTGGTAAGATTGTTAATGATGATAAATGCAAGAAGTATGCGGAGGCTAATTATCGGTCGGTACCAGGATACATCTTTTTAAGGCCTGAAGATTTAAAGGAATTTGAAAAGAAAATAATAGAAAGAAAGTCGGATTCTGGATATGATGTAACAATATTATTAAACATGTATCTAACTTTGGCTTTTGTAAAAGAATTTGGATTTAAAGCCGGAGAAGCATGGAGTGAAATAACAGAATATGCTTACGGATGTTTGTCGTATTCTGATTTTGCAACAACAGAGATGCTTATACCAGAAGGTTCGGAGCATTTATTCAAAGACATTTACACGGCAAAGGCCGACGAATTATATCATCATGTCCTGGATAAATTCGGATGGGCGTGGCGTGATCCGAAATATAAGTCAGAAACAGAATTATGCGCAATGTTAAAATGGGCAAAAGAAAAAGGCTTGACCATTGAAGAGTTAAGTATTTAATTGTTAAACATAAGGCAGTAGTGGTGCGTGAGTATAGGTGCTGCCGTTAAAATATTTTATAAGATGAAAAAAGAAGAGATTCAAACTATTTTATACACAATCAAAGAAGGAGACAGTATTAAGATCAAAGTACAAGACAAAAGTGAAGAGATAAGACTGCGGGATCATGTAAGAAGAGTACAGAAATACGGATACAGGTTTTGTTTGTCTCATTTACATGATGGAATTTTCTATCTGGAGAAGTTGAAAGAAGGGGACAAGGATAAATACTATAGAGTAATAAACAGAGGAAATGGAAAGACCGGAGTATAATAAGCTACGCAAAATGGCTAAGACTACTCCAGGTCTGATAGTGGACGAGGTGCAAAACATGATGCGTGTATCGCTATACGATAATGGGGAACTTAAGAAGGTGGTAGTAGTAATGAAATGCGATTCTTTTTTACAGTCAAAAAGTAACATAGAAAAGATAATGTTATTATCATCTTCTATAGAAGACAGAAAAAACAAAGAAAAAAATAAAACAAAATCAGAAAATGAACAGAATAACAAAAATAAGAGAAGAAATAGGAGGAAAACAGGTTGATTTGACCTTTTACGGGCGCTTTTGCAGCCTTATCGAAGGTGATAGAAAGATAATACTAAGGGCGATAAAAAACGGTCGTAAAAAAGGCGTAATCGGAGCCATTCAGCCTGGGAGACATGATAGAATTTGGGCCACATGGTCTATTGCTTTTGATGATCTGAAGGTAGGGGATACGGTAGAGTTCAGTACATCTGGAAAATACAATCCCGGATTTCATGCTACGGAAAAGTATGTAGGGTGTGTAGAATGGATAAAAGGGTCGGAATGTGCGATAAAAACCGGTAAGGGAATAGCAGTAGTATTAATTAAACACATAGAAAGGGTGGTAAAATGATGGGGTTGAGAGAATTTGTAGAACTTTTTGACAAGAATGAAGTAAAGAATTTGTTTAATGCATTGTCTTTATGTATAGAATACGTAAGGATAGATTTGCATGTATTTAATATAGGTGCCTATGTTACGTGCCTGTACAGTAATGATCTTGAATCGCTTTCACAGACAGAAGGTTGTAATGTGAATATGATAATAGAGGTACCACACTTATTCGAAGCATTCATGGAATACGCTTCACCGGAAATGAAGTTGTATTACGAAAAACTAACAGAGACAGTATAATATGAAAGAGGAAGTAGAACGGATAAAGAAGTTGGTTGGCATAGATCATAATAGATGGGAGCAGCCTTGTACATGTGATAAATGCAAGAACATGTGTGAGGTTCCTTGTATTGGTACGCCAAAAGACATAGAGGCTATCATAGATGCAGGATATGCTGACAGGCTAAAAGAGACAATGTGGATGGTGGGGTTTCTTGCAGTGAAAGAAAAACCAATAGCGATGATCCAGCCAACAGAGAAAGACGGGTGGTGCGCATTCCGCCGGCCGGACGGTCTATGCGAGCTGCATGACCGTGGACTAAAGCCGACTGAAGGAGTTCTGGCTTCTTGTAAGGTGGTTGAAGAAGACAATGTCCCAACATATGAAACATCTGTACTTAGAGCAGTAGCTCATGAGTGGGTTAAGGTGGAGAACTTCGCAACTATAATGAGAGTCGTTTTTAAATACTTGCATGAAAATGAACGTGGAAAATAAATTAGACAAAGTGGTTAAGATCCTAAAAGAAAAAGGATTTGTAGTATATAGAAAGGGCGGGAAGGAGCCAGGTGTGTTTTACGCCAAAGAAGGTGACAGTCGAATAGGATTCGTTTATCCTAACAACGGATATATATACGACAGGATAAAAATATGGTCTTTTTCAAGAATGTACAAACCACATAAGAAAACCGGATCTTCGTGCTTAATGTGTGTCAGCGACGAATTTACGATAGAAAATGCGATTAAGAACATAGAGGATAGACTGTGGGTGAATTACATAAAAGACGGTAACAGAAAACGACCAGAAGAATATAAAAATATAAGAGAATTTGTTGGTAGCTTCACTAAATTCTACAGCTCTGTAGAATTAGTTGAAGTAAAATAGTTTTCCATGTAAGTTAGTTACCGGCACTGGTCTGCGAAGATAGGTGCCGTTTTTTTTATTCAAGAAAAGAGGACAAATATGGAGAAAAGAGACAAGAAGATGCCTTACGAGGTAGTCATACAGGAAAGAAAAAGAGTGGATTTGTACGGTAACGTAGTGTATTATATCCATTGGTTTGATAAATATGGGTACAATATCACAAACGAATGGAAATTCTGGAGCAAGGGTCCGAAAAAGAAATACGATAGAGTTAATCGTTATCTAACGGATAGTTGGTTGAAGGAATACTGTGGGAATAACGATTTAAAGATAAGGAGAATAAAGGAATGAAAAAGATAAAAGTAGACAAAGTGATATTATATTACATGGATCGGGTAGACCCTGACGGGAACCTATACTGGTTCTATGTATATAAAGACATGGCATCTGAAATAGAATACTTTTGCACGGAAGAGACAGGTAATATGACTATACCAATCGGAGAAGGAGAGTATGTCAAGATCGTACCAAAAAAAATAGAGAAAATACCGGTAAGGGGATATAGGAAGCTTACTGGAATATGGAATCGTGAAACATGTAACGGGAAGGGATGGTACAGGCTTTTTAATTATTTCAAATACAAGCCGACCCTATGTTATTTTAAAAAAGCGGGACATGATGAAAATGGGAACACAAGATACGAAATATCATTATTTAATAACATTATAAATGTGACAAGGTATTTCAATCTGTGGAGAATGAAGCCAGGAAAGTATGTTATGGTAACAAACGAGTGTGGTGCCTTGGATGTTATAAAAGAAAAATTCGATAACATAAATATAGTGGAATATGGATCTGAATGAATTGTACAAAGAAATAGAAAAAGCAGAGGTTGATCTGAATGCAAAAAGATTAAAGTACATCAAAGAGGCATTAGTGGAGAACGGTGGAAGTATAAAGCTAAAATTCAAAGAATTTAAAGAGTTTAAAGAAACTAATGATGCGTTTGACTTCGATGATCAGTTTCCGGTGATAATAGAAATTGCTGGGATTCCTATGTATTTAACGGAAGTGTATGTCAAAAAAAACGATTTTCGTATAGTTCTGCTGGATTATGATGATATGACTTTAGGTGATTATGATAATACAGGGGAAAATGAACAGGTTGCTTATTTTATTAACTATTGTTTAAATCAAGACAAAGATGGGAAAGAGTAGAAAAGATTATGAGAAGTTTCTTAACTCCATATCTCCAGATAGAGACGATGAAACATGGATCATTGGAGGAAAGAACAGGTATTGCGGTAGAGAGAATTACGGCACTATGATCAAAAGGTATGATCCTATTGGTTTTAACGTAGGGTACAGGGAGTGGGCAGAACAGCCAGGGTAAGGTGGAGCCTGCCCTGCCATGAGGTCGGCCTGGCTGTCTGTGGCCAGGGTCGTATATTAGTCAGATAGTGAACAATGAAAACGATACAAATATTATGAATTTAGGCAATCATATACCTAAAATAATAGCTTATGACATTTAAAGAATTTATGAAAGAAGTAGGCTATGACCCAATGACTACCTTTTGGGAAGATTTCAGCATAGCCGACAAGTATGGTATAGGTCCAGTACCGAGAGCAGCCCGAGCGTCGCGTGGTACGTGGACTTCTCCATTGGTAGCGCGTACTACAGTGACAAGTACAACAGTAGCAGGGTTCGGGCGGTAATTGATTTTTAAAAAGGATTACAATGATAACATCAGTAAAAATAAAAGACAATACGAAAACTCCATTTGAATATGCTTCTGACATAGAAGCATTTGAAAATGGCAGAGAATTTATTTTCAAGCCAGGAGTGAATGTGATTGTAGGTAAAAACGGTAGTGGAAAATCAACTTTGCTTAACATCATATCAATGTATGCGTTATGTGAGAAATCCATGTGCTCTGAAATACCGATCGAGGCACTGGATTTTCCACCTATATTTGATGATGATGATGATGATGACAAGGTTCTTGATGGGATTGACATATCATCCGATTATGCAGGGAAAGTATTCCGTTTATTGCCATCGGCGGAGATGAATCGAGATAGTGTATTAAAAAACATCAGCAACTTAGATTTGTATGTGAATAATATTCGAAGATCTTATGGAGAGAAAGTGGTGTTATCATTGGAATCACTTTTCAATTTAATGTTCGGTCAAAAGGATTATACATTTCCAATACAAGATCTTGTAGAATACAAGAAAAAATCAAATGCGTTTTGGATTAAAAGAATTGATAACCTGTTGAAGTATTATGAAAGAAACCGCATAACATTAACAGAAAGCAGTTTTGAATACACGGTTCTCATGGATGAGCCAGATAGGAATCTTGACATTGACAACATAATGCAAATTTATAATGTATTGTCATTCCATAAACCACAAACACAAATTATAGCCATAGTACACAATCCGGCATTGATTTACAAGTTAAGCAAATTAGATTGTGTGAATTTCATAGAGATGACAGAAGGGTATCTTAATAAAACTTGTACATTTGTGTCCAATTGATCAAGGCATTTATATGTCATTTTAACACATTTTTTATAAATCAATTAATTATTCATTTTTAAGTTACAGTCATGAAAACATTAAAAGAAAAAGACAAACAATCTTTTTTTAGCAAGAAAAGAAGAAGTTTATTCCTTAATAATGGAAATGGGATCATTATTGGCAGATTATGATCATCAATGGTCTAATGAACTAAGAAGAAAATTTGAAAGAGCTACTTCTTTTCTTTCCTCTATGAATTAGAATATTTTCTATCATCGGGGAACTTGTTGGTAGGATTATAGAATACAAAGTAAAACAACTTATTGCAATGGCTTATTTCATATTAATGGGAAGAAGAATCCCCAAACAAGCTATAACAGGCTTCAAATTTCAAAATGAAACAGATAACATTCGTCCTTTTCTGTCAATCAGGATAAGGGGAAAGGACGAAATTATACCTTTCAAAGATAAAAAGGAGATACAGTCCGTAAAAGCGCATCTGTGTTCTATCTTCTCCGGATTTGTAAAAATAGGCGACTGGTATCTCAAGATGTCGGAAGTTAAGGAATATAAGCCGGTGACCGCCGAAGACATGAACCCCTACATCTTGTTTAAGACATCTAAGTTCGGAAACATAAAAGTTCGTTTCCCGAAAGATGAAGATATGGATGCAGAATTATTGGTGTTAGATCAACTTTTTGATGTAGAATGAATTATTGATCATATTTTAGAAATCATGACCTGGAAAGAATTAAAAGACAAAATATCCCTTATGACAGAAGAAGAGCAACGACAAGAAGTTGCAGTATGGGGAGAAAATATGAATCTAATGAAAGATTGTTCCTTGGAGAAAACAGACGAGGATTTGTACTATAATACTGAATGGGATTATACTTGTGAAGAGAGTGAATTGGAACCGGAAGACAAGAATGACCCTGATGTACATAAGGTATATGAAGCAGGAATGCATTATATTTATTCAAATTGATTTAAAAAAGATCTGATTATGGCAGCATTAACAACACTAAATATAACGGAAAAGAACGCTAATAACAGTTTGTCTGTAACTGTTAAAGTGAATGTCACCAAAGAAGGAGTGTTTACCACTACCTTGTCAAAAGAAGGTGTGGATAAGATTCATTCTTATGGGATCAAATTACCTACAAACAGATTAGGCAACGAAGGATATTTCAATAGTATAGCACTTTCTGATTTGGAAAGTCAAATCAGGGAAGTTCTGAAGAGATGTTTGAGTTATAAAATAGTAGAAGAAGTGCCTGTTATTAAGTATCAACTGGAAACGAATTGCCTGTTTTCATATGACAAAAACGGAAATATTGTCCCTAACCCCTCTAAGGAATGGACAGGAGGCGATGAAAATGGAGAATGGAGGGATGGAACTTCCCGTTTAGATGCCTTAAACGCCCAACCTTTCGGTTTTAGTGTTTATGCAAAACCATTTCTAAAAAGAGTAATTGAATATGGAAATGGAGAGACAAAAGTAGAATACAGCAGGTTAAATACAGAAAAAGGAACCTATGCGCACTGGCTGAATTGTGTAACGAGCATATCATACAATAGACATAAACAGGTAATGGAAGTGGAGTGTAACGAATGTACCTCGAAATTATTCGTTGATATGATCAAGTCCATTTGTAATATAAGCGAACAAGTTAAGAGTTTTATCAATCCAGAACAAATAAAAGCAATTGCGGAGTCAAATGAACCGATTTTGCTTTTATCTAACAACTAAAAAATCATGAGGTATGTATGTGTTTTTATCTGCTTTCTGTTATGACTTATTTTTACGTTGTTATTATCATTCACTGTCATAGGATTGGTTATAAGCGTGAGTGATGAATGGCAGGAAATGGGTGACAAAATAATAGATAAACTTTAAAAATAATTGAGCATGAGTAAATATACAGCAAAACAAATTGCCGAGTCCGATGATCTGTTTGATAAGCAAATACATAAAGTCAGAAAGTTTTATTTGAGTCGTAATCCTGATAAAATGATGATGCTCGAAGAAAGAAAAGCTGTTATCAAAGAACGAAATAAAGGTCTTTCCCTAGAATATGATAAGGAATATTATTGCGGAACCTGCGGAGCTAAAGACGGTGCGGAGCATCCTAAAACCGGATATTGCTTTCACTGTGATACGGATAACTGGATTCCAAAAAATGACTAACAGCTAAAATAATCGAATTATGACAGCCGAGAAGTTTAAATCTATTTGTGAATATAAAGGAATAACTTGGAATGATCTTGTCCGTATTAGGATTATCAGGCCAAAGAAATTTTTAGGATTCTTTAGGCAATTAACGGGTATAACAATCGAAGGTGCATTCAATAGATGTTCTGCTTGTGTTGAAATAATGGCTAATGATGACAACGGTGTTTCAATGATGCACTATATTGATTACGAAGATATTATAGGAGTTGAATTAATTAAAAATTAAAAATAATTGAGTGAACAGTTTGCAAAAATCAGTACGAATGCGTTGTTAGGATTATCAACATCCGCCACATAAGAACCATATAATCCCGTAAATATCGTGATGCGTTGGTAGTACGTGTACAGATAACAAACAGGCGTTGGGATAAAGCATTTGGCAAACATTCACTCTAAATAAGAAATAGTAGATATGAATACAAAATTTGAAAACATGGCTTTGCTGAATATAGAAGACTACAATGAGCTTAAAGCTAAAGCCGAAGCAACAGATGAGCAGATAAAGAAACAAGCCGAAGAAATGGCTAAGCCTGAAGTTGTCACATTGAAAGTGTGCTTTGATACATACGGATTATTATACAGGCCAAATACTTGTGTTGATGTTGAAATACCATTCTATGATGATGAAAAAATCAGAGATATGCTTAACAAAGCAAGTGCTGATATAATGAAATGGTGTGACAAAAATATGATAAAATACAACAAAGAACTCAAAGAATCCAGGTCTACAAAAAAACATTGCGAAGGACTAAGAAAGCATATCGCAAATCTCGAAAGACGCCTTTTAAGGCATACATTGGCAAATGTTATTTTATCTATTATATCAGTTGCGGCTATAATTGCTCTTTTCACATTAATTCAAAACTAAATAGACATGGAACAAGAATATGCTATTCCTCTTTTTAAAGCTGGTGCAGAGTGGCGCATTAACAGCGTGTGGCATTCTATAACAGTAATTCCAGATTGCCACCGTTTTATTGTGTTTCTCCCTAAGAAATCAACAATAGGATCAAAGAATCCAATTATGGGTATATTGGAAGAGAACAAAACTTTTATATCCAGCCGTCCAGGATGTATTTTATACAGATTAGATGAAATGGAATCATGGGCTTATTTAGATGATCTATTACCTTAGGTAATTATATACTCAATTTTAAAAGTTAGAATTATGAAAAAAGATTTAACAGACAAAGAAAAAGAGGAAAGAATGAATTACCTTACCATTCATAAATGTAAAAACGAGGATGAACGTAAAGAGTTAAAAGAATTATGTGATTGGTATTTTAAGGATACTCCTACATTAACTATGTCTTTTTCTTTAACAGAAGAAGATTTTCGGGTAACAATGGAAAGGGACGTGGAGTTGTCGGAGGTAGCCAGAGCGGTAAAGAATCAACACCATAAGAAGAAAATTTGAAAGGTTATGACCGACAGAGAACTTCTTGAAGAAAACAATAAGATGTTAAAGGAAATTCTAAGTTTTGTGAGAAAAGTTGATTCTGCTGAATACAGGGATCATCAAGACTTTATGGAATTTCTTAGAAATGTGGCAGCCGATATATGGGTGGAATATACGGAGCCTGAACAAAGAGGTAGATTGTTTAATTTAATAAATAAAAAGAAATGAAAACAGTTTTTGATTTAAGCAGAGATGAGATTGTGTCATTGACAGACGAAGAGATAAGTCTGTATATAGACAAAGAGCTTGTTGGTAAGGGTATTCCAATTGAAGCTAAAAATTGGAATATAAAGAACGAAAAAGAAGTCGTGTACCCGGATTGCGGGGTTCCGATATTTGTCATTAAAGACATAGGTGTAGGATTTAGAAAGATAGAGGACGCTACAGAGGTGGCGAATTTACTGGTCAGGTCCAGGGCTTTTAAGGTGGATTCAAAGTATTTAAACCGATCTTATGAGAGGTTAAACGTCATAAACGAGGGCGTCGTGCCGGCAGTAGAGGGTTGCGTAGGATACACCAATGAAGAATTTGAAAGAGTTGACAAAGAAAACAATGATCCTGAATCAGCAAAAATAGGATCATTTAATAAGACGGTAGAGGAAGCCAACAATATAAGAAGCCGAGTGTTGAAATACGTGAACAAGATAAAACGGGAGCGTGCGTACAACATCGACCTTTGCATGACTTTCGAGAGATATGTTGAGATAGCAGATAAAGATGCGGAGCGGGCTATGGCTTTCTTGAAAGAAGCCTGCCCGTTTAATGAAGAAACAGAAGTCTTTATCAGGAAAAGATACAATATGTCTATCGCTGTTGACCCGGAAGAAAATTAATTCACATTAAATTATTTTGTTTCTTATTAAGCAACAAAAGACATATCTTTGTCCGAAAAAAAACAGAATGGAAGAAAAAGAGATAAAAGAAGCTATGATTGAAGCCCTAACGCACTTAGAGGGGTGTAAGTATTTCGTAGCCACGATAGTAAATGAAGAGGAAAGAAGATTTGATATGAGCCTAAGAATGTCACAGCATCAATTGGCGTTAATTATAAAAGGCATCTTATCTAATAATGAGATGATGATGATGGATGTTTTGCAGTGGTGTTCTGAAAGATTTAAAAATAGTATAGAGAAAGGAAAGAAATCAACTAATTAAATATTAATACAATGAATCGCTGGTTTGAAATTACGGTAAAAGCCGAGATTGATAATATCGAGAACGGCAAAAAAAAGAAAGTAACTGAAAAGTATTTGGTAGATGCCTTGTCTTATACAGAGGCAGAATCAAGATCTTTAGAGATTTTCAAGGATTTATTTAACGAGTTCGATATTGTTAAAATAAATCCTATTAAAGTGTCGGAAATCTTCTTCAACGGAGAAGCTGAGTACTGGTATAAGTGTAAGGTAAATTACATTACACTGGATGAAAAGAAAGGTAAAGAAAAGAAAACTCCATGCTATATGTATGTCCAGGCCGGCAATCCTAAGGATGCCGAAGCTGTGTTGACTAAAGGCATGCAGGGTACGTTGGGCGACTGGAATTGCGAAGCTATTGCTGAAACGAAGATCATTGACGTATTCAAATACGATCTTCAGAAGGGAGCTGAAAAATTAGGCGAGAAGAAGAGTGAAGAGTAAGGCTGATGTGGTTTCCAACATAGCGCTTGTTGTGGCGATAATATCATTGCTTTCAGCAGGCGCTTTCCTTCTGATAGTGATTAAGACAGACGAGGTATCTAAATTATTAATGAACGTACCTTATCTACTGGTTTCAGCGGGATTGTTCTTTTCAATAATATCATTATTATTCGAATGGAAAGCAAGGAAAAGAAGCTATACGTCTGCGAACGATGTGGACGAAAAGTGATGATAAGAAGTCATGGCTTATGCCAGGCTTGCAGGAGCAAAGAGTTGACTCCGAAGAAAAAAAACAGAATTACATCCATTAAAAACAGCAGCAAGAAGAAAAAGTTAGAGAACCCGGATTTATCCGGGTTTTTTCGTCTTATGTTGGAGGAGTTGAGTACTATTCGAATGTCTATGACTGGTAAAGCTATTCATTTTCCTACAGTATGTAACGTCTGTCACATACTTCCGAAAAGGTTATATAAGTCGGTTGCCACTTGCAGGGATAATATAGTTTTCCTTCATGAATCAGAGCATACGGTATTCGACATGTATCTTGACCGGATGGAATTTGATAAACTTGAAACAGAATTTCCTTTTGTGTGGAAGTATGCGGTAAAGAAGGTGCTGGATATGGAAAGCAGGGGAATGATTAAAGAAAGAGGTAGATTAATTATTGAAATAATTGACAGATATGAGAAAACTTTATAAAATAAGAATAGAAGCTGACGATGAAACTATCTTTTATGCTCACATACAGAGAGAAAGTTATGGTAAGGATATAGCTATCGCAGTGAAAGATAGAGATAAAGATGAAGTGGAAACAGTGTTACATTGTATTAAAGAAGAATTGATTAGAGGAAGATCATGAAAGAGAAAATAAAAATATTGACAGATTTAGGATTTGTCCCTATGGTGGAAGGAGAAGGAAATACGTTGTTTAGAATGAACGATGTTGTGATGTCGGTGTCAGATCCTAACCAAACACCAGAGCAGTTGAAGAAGGAGGTTATGTCTTTAATAAAGAACAGAGACATAGCAGAAAGAGGCGGACAGGTTCCAGTAGTTGAAGAGCCGGCGCCTGAGCCAGAGCAGGCCCAGAAGGAGGAACCGGAAGCTCAGGCGGAGGAAGCCGCTCCTAACCCTGGAGAAGAAGATTCGAATCCGTTTACAGAAAATCAGGAAACGTTAGAGCCGTTTTATATCTGTGATGAGTTAAAGAAGATCGAGACTCCCAAATTCGTAAGATTGACATTAGACGGTAATCGTTTTTATGTAAGAAAGATGGACGATGGGACAGCCAAGATATACGCCTCGGTAACAACCATGATCAGAGACGGATTCGTAGATGACAAGACGGCTCTTCAAGAATGGAGACAGGAGATGAGGATGATTGGTCGCAATCCGGAAGAAGTATCAGAATATGATGCAGATAAAGGAACGATCATGCACTACCTATACGGATTGTACTTGACAGGTAGAGATATGGTCTTAAATCGAAGTTTTATAGTTAAGACAGTGCAAGAAGGCAAGCTTAAAATATCAAAAAAGAATCTTGACAAATTCTTTGGTAGCATAGATGATCTTGACGATATGATTGTCAGAGTTATGAAGTTTGCTAAGTTTTGTTCGGAGTATAAGGTTAAGCCGATGATGATTGAAAGAATATTGTCATTAGAGGACTATTTGGTAGCTACGCCGATAGATGCGATGGTTGAAATGACATTCAAATACAAAGAAGAAGGTTATTTTGGAGCCGTGTATCAAAGGGCCACAGGGCAGTTCAAAAAAGGTGATCCGAAGAAGGAAGTGAGAGAAGTGGAGAAAGAAGAGATTGTTATCTTAGATTTTAAATCAGGTGACATACGAAATGAACACGCTTTTCAATTGGAGGCTGAAAGAAGAATGGTTAAAAACTGGTACGGAATTGATGCACGTATTATGAATTTTTCTCCAAAAAGCACGAACAGTAAAGGTTATACGCTAAAAGAATGGTCTGATAAAAATGCTGCTATGGAGAAAGCGGACTGCGTGTTCCAACAAGGTATGTTGAATCACCTTAGAAAAGATAAGAAGTTCAAAGTGAGAAAAGGAGTGCTGAATATCAATAAGCCGTACAATGAAGAGGATCATACGGTCGTGTATGATATTGCAGAGGAAATGTCTAAAAGATTCATAATATGAACGATATTGTTATTCCTGAAGGAGATTATATAGAAATCGTAAAACCGATATGCATCAATCCTTTTGGTTATTATTTTATTAACATCAAAAGGGGTTCGAGATTAAGATTATCGAAAGATTTGAAAATAGGAGATAAATATGCAATATGTGTACTTGCATCTCATAAGAAATATGGCAAGACCATCGAAATAATAATGCCTATATTGGTCAGAAATACAAGAAGAGTATGAAAAGAAAAATTAGAAGAACAGGAGAGATAATAGACGTAATCACTTTCAGTAGCTCAACTACAAGAAGCGACCATGACAGAATACAGTTCTATGGTGATAATGGGAATGTGATAAGTGAGAGTTTAAATTTTTATCTCGATACCCTTCCTGTAAATGACGAAAACAAAGATGTAGACTGGGAGCAACGTAGATTCGATCTTATCAAGGCTTATTCTATTGAGTTTGTTAAAGCACAAAATAGAAAAGGTGAAATAGATTGCGGAGTATATGTACCAGATGTGGTGTCATGGTCTATAACTATAGCAGATAGAATCATAGAGGCGATGAGAGGAGTTAAAAATGCTTGATTTTAGAAAATACGAAAACGTACCTCGGTTTCAACTTGACCGCAGGCCGGGCAGGAGCCGACTGAAGCTAACCTGCCCGGCTTGCGGAAAAAGCCGGTGCCTCACTCCTTATATTGATGTGGCAACAGGTCAGGTTGTTGGAAACGAGTTCGGAAGATGTGATCATGAACGGACTTGCGGTTATGACAAACGGCCTACCGGCAAGGATGTGGGCGACAAAGATCTTTGGATTTCTGGGAATAAGTGTATAAGAGCTTATCGCCCTCCTGTAAATCCTGATGTTGTAAATTACATACCTTTTAGCGAGTTTGAGAGGACTGTGGTTCCAGATGATAGAAATACTGTGTTTAGGTTTTTATCGTCTCTATGGGGAAAAGAAAGGGTATCTGACGTGTTTAGAAGATATCATGTCGGAACAATGGACTTATGGGGATGGAAAGGGTGTTGTATATTCTGGCAGATAGATAAGGATTTTGTATGTAGAACTGGCAAAATCATGGACTTTTATATAAAGACCGACAGCCAGGGTAATGAGATTGATGTAAAAAGAGTGAAGGAAAAAGAAGGTGACAATGAACGACCTCATGTTATGTTTTATCACTCGTTGCATGCAAGAGACTTCTTGTTTAGACAATGCCTGTTCGGAGAGCATCTTCTAAGCCAGTATCCGGATAAGGTGGTTAATCTGGTGGAATCAGAAAAGACGGCTATTATATGCGCTGTGAATAAACCAGATGAATTATTTGTGGCCACCGGAGGGTTGCAGAATCTAAGGCCGGAAGTGATAGATGTTTTAAAAGATAGAAAGACTGTAGCTTTTCCGGACAAAGGACAAGCATTTGAGACATGGAGTAAAAAGATAGATGGGATGATGATGAAGTCAAGGATAAAAGTATCAGACTATCTTCAAAATGTTGAAAATGTAGGAGACGGAGATGATGTGGCAGATTTGATAATTAATAACAAGGTAAAAGAGAAATATCATGAGCCTGGATGTTTATATTAAGAACAAGAAGAAAGAAGATCGTGAATGGGTTGCAAACATCACCCACAACATGAACAAGATGGCACAAAGAATATTCGTATCGGAAAATAAAGAAACGCTGTACGATTATGTTTGGAGACCAGAAGAATTGTATAAAGAAATATATACCAATGAGATGAAGAATGTACTTACAAAAGGTATATGTATTATGATCTCTAAGAGAAAAAGTCTTTTGAGATACGAGCCGGAAAACGGATGGGGGTCTTATGATTCATTTCTTAAGTTTCTTATCGAATATAAAGAGGCGTGTGAAGATAATCCAGGTTATATAATTGAAGCAAGCAGATAATATGGAAAATTACAAAAACACTTTAAACGAGGTAGTGGTGATCGAATCGTCACCAGAAACGTATTTTGTTTACGCTATTCGTAATGCTATTCGTATCTCTAAATGCGCGTATCCGACAGCCAAGAAAGTAATTTTCAAAAGAGAGGACGTAGAGGTAGAGATCTCAGAAATGGAAACTGAAAGCAGTTTGTATGAAAAGTTTAAAGAAAAACAAAAGAATAGGGTATGGAACTTAATGAGCGCCAACAACGGGTTTTAAGAGGCGAAATTTGTCCTTATTGCGGAAGAGAAACTGAGCTGGTAAATGCCGATAAAATATATAGCAGAAAAGGCTTAGGGATGGTTATGATGTGCAAACCATGCAACGCTTATGTCGGTGTTCATGAATCAGGGCCGAATAAGGGAAAAGCTAAAGGCCGGCTTGCGGGGCCATCACTGAGATCTCTTAAGATAAGAGTCCATGCCGAACTTGACAGACTATGGTCTACGCCGGAGGAACGGAAAAGGATGTATAAAGATTTATCTGAATTTCTCTCTATACCGGAAGAATACACACATATAGGTATGTTCGGCGAGAAGACGATGGGAAAAATCTTTCAGTTCTGTCATGTAAACAAAGAACGATCAGGTTCGAGAATAGAATGGCATAAACCTGGAGATAAGTGCCCTAATAAAAACAATCAAATAGTGTCAGGCAGTAGCGCATGTAGAGGATGTCCTGAGTATCTTCATGATGAGAAAGACGGATATGTCTGGTGTGATCCTGATATGAGCTACGGCAGGTTGAAATAGGGCGCGAATTGCCTATCTTTGTGCTATTATTAATCAAAAAAATATAAGCATATGGGCAGATCAACAGAGTACTACAGGACTCATCCCGAAGCCAGGAAGAAAAAGGCTAAAAAGGACAAGGAGATAAATGCCAGACCGGAACAGAAAGCCAAACGCCGAGAGCTTGGTCGTAAAAACTACGAAACGGACAAGAAGAAGGGTAAGGGCTGGAGAAAAGGAAAGGATTGTTCTCATACCAAGAACGGTCTTAGGTATAAATCAGTAAAAGCTAATAGGGGATCCAAATCGGATACGAAAGGTGACAAAAATGCAAGAGGATCTGAAAAATAAAATAGATATAAGAAGGATATTCAAAACCTCTAAACAGGTTATGGAAGAGGCGTATGAGAATATCTTGAAATACAGGCGGGGAGAGCTTATCCCCGCTAAAACCGGATACGATTATATTGATGAGGCTTTGCTTGGAGGTATTTTTCCTCAGCACGCTATTGCCATAGGAGCCCGGCCATCTGTAGGTAAATCGTATGTGGCCCAAAAGATATTGGAAAATGTGATGAATCCGATGATCAACCCGCAAGCAGAAGATTATTTTCTTGTTAATTGCGAGTTCGAAATGAATCCTCAAGATCTTCTTCTTCGCAGAATGAGCCAGGATATGAAAAAGCGAGCTCCTGAAATATTAAGAAGGCAAGATTCTAATACAGTAGAAGAGATGAGGATGTTTGAAATCCTTCAAGGTGAAATCAGGAATAATATAATATACATCGATGCTCCGTGTACGGTAAAAGAGTTTGAGGCGGCTGTGTATCATATAGCTACCAAGCACAAAGACAAACGTCTTATAATATTTAAAGTCGATCATATTGCTTTGATAAAAAGAATGGGGTTAGATCCTAAGTCGGCTATAGATGATTTGGTGGCGGTTATGAACGAGGCTAAATTAGTATATAAAAACATATTTTTCCTCATCATATCCCAATTCAACAGAGAGATAGAAGGAAGGATAAAAAGCCCACAAGAACAGCCTCCGCGTCTTTCTGATTTTTACCAGTCTGATACGCTGGGTCAGTTATGTACGTTAATGATAGGTTTGCACAATCCTCGTAGGTACGGGCTGGATAAGTATATGATATTTGGGAAAGATTGGTATCAGACTCTTGATAGGTTTAAAACTGAAAACAAAACATCATTCAGGACAGCCGGACTGGTGTTTCATCATATACTGAAGGTAAGGCAAGTTAGTATGGAAGAGCTTACTAATACAATCCACCCAGAGATACTGCCGGGACATGGATGGATGTACGGGGAGGGAGGGACGAAGTTCGTGAACCCCAACCAGCCGCCGACGCCGCCCAAGCTCTATACTGTGGAAGATGTTACGGACAATCAGGAACAAGAACAAGAGACAAGAGAAGAACAGTCATTGTATTAAAAAAAAATAAGAACCATGAGACTAACAGTAGAAGAAAACGAATACCTGATAAGTAAGTTCCTTTTGGTTCTTACTGAGTTTGCAGGAGATGAAAGAGAGATGTTTTTAATCAACTCCATACATGATAAGGCGGTGGCGGATATGAATTATCGTCTTCCGTCTTTAATAAGCAGAGAACGTAAAAGACGAGTCATTGAGCTCCTTAAAGAAGGAACCAGAATAATCAAGGACTTTTCCGGCTATGCAGGTGATATGGGTATGATTAACGAATACGATCGCCTAAAGAAAGAAATAGGAACCGTCCAAGACCAGCTTGGTGACGTAGAAGGTCAACTTCGGGCAGCAGGAGAAGTTATTAAAAAAGAACTTGATATGATTGCTGACCGAATCAAAGAAGATCTTCTTGACCGAGAGCTGGCCAAAAGTAATGCCGAGGCCGAAAGAAAAGCCAAAGTAGATCCGAGATACGAAGTAGCTTTAGGTGATTACAAGGAGATGCTGGAAGTGATTTTTACAACCAGAAACAAGTATTCTACGGTAGATTCTGTACATGACGATCTTCGACAGTCGGTATCTACCGGTAGAAATTCGATTATTAAAGAAGGGTACAACAGTTAAAAACAAGGAGGAAATATGGAAAAGAAGGAATTTAAAGTAGGAGAAGTATTTACTGCCGGACTTGTAAGATTAAAATGTGTGGAAGGTGATACATGCGATAGGTGTATATTCGAAGATTACGATTCTTGTTCATGTACAGACATAATTATTGGTCCATGTGGACATGTTGATAGACAAGATAACAAGAATGTTATTTTTATTAAAGCTGATTAGGCATGTACATCAATTTCAGACAACTTGCAGCATCAGACATGACTCCTAATGATCTTGCTAATCTTCTTGCCATAAGACAGAAGGATTCGGTTATGATCGAAGCCATGCCGGAAGAAGATGCTGGGAGGTATATAGAGCTTGGCCTGGTTGAGAAATTAAAATCAGGCGTGATGAGATTGACCAACAAGGGAACGTCTTTTGTGAATTATATAGAGACACCGGAAATGACAGACGAGGTTCTGGAAACGTTGAAGATTATGATAGGGATGTACGAATCATATTCAAAAGACATAGGTGTCAGCAGAAAAGAAGCGGAATCCAGATTGTGTTGGTTTATGAGTAACACCTCATTCAAGAAAGAGGTCATACTTCAGGTAACGGAATCTTATATAGCAGAGTCAGGAGATTATACAATGAGCTTATGTAACTTCATATGGAAACCGCCTTCTCAGGCCTTTTCGGTCCATATGAACCTTAAAAATTCAAAGCTCTTTGACTTAATAGCTGAAAAATTTAAGATCGCTACCGAGCCTTATTTGGAGTCTAAGAAGAATAAGGAAATGGATTGGTTGTTTGCCGTATCTAAATTGCCTACGCCGCCGGCTAAAGGCAATCCGGATTATTTGTTTACCGGAAGTTCTGAAACAGACAAAGAGCGATTGAAAAACATAAAAACGTATTTATTTAACAAAATTAGAAAGCAATGGAAAAAGTAAGAATCAGAAAGATAATAGAGGATATAATTATTACTCAGTTTCTTAATTCGGAAATAGATATAGTTCATGAAGAAGATGTGACGTTTAAAGAACTTGGATTAGATTCTGTTGATCAAATTGAACTGGAAGTGATGGTGGAACAAAAATTCAATATTGTTATTATTGATTATGATATGGAGACCATCAAAGATATGACTGATCTTGTTTACAAAATAATAACAGAAGGGTATGGGAAGTGACATAATTTTATGCATGGCTTTAATAGCGTCATTTGCTTTTGTTATACAGTTTTTGTTGTCGATATTAGGATCTGATCTGGATACGGATATTGACATTGACAGTGCTTCTGATTTAAGCATGTCTTTGTCGGACATCATATCATTCAAGGGCATAACACATTTTATTCTTGGATATAGCTGGACTACCTACTTTTCGGGTTCCCATTTAGTAGGGATCGTAATAGGGTCGTTTTTCTTTATCGTTTTGTTTTATGTATATAAGTTACTTCTTAAGTTAAAGCAAGAAATGGTGTACGAATGTCCGGAAGATTTAAATGGCAGAGAGGTGGAGATAGTGTTTAGATCAGGGAAGAATCATTATATGGTAAATATTTCGAAAAATGGAAGACAGGAGCAAATGAGAGTAAGATGCTTGTCTGGAAAAACTTACAAAAACGGTGACAAGGTGAATATAAAATACGAAGAAGGAGAACTAAGTATCTAATTTTTTTTATCAACAATTAAATTTTAAAAGTTATGACAACAATCATGTACGTGTCAGCTATCTTAGCTGTAGTGATTATTTTAACAATCATCGGAGTCTTATCAAGGTATCGTAGATGTAAGCCTAATCAGGTCTTGGTTGTTTACGGTAAGACAGGTGGGGAAAAGAAGTCGGCGAAATTATATCATGGTGGAGCGGCATTTGTCTTGCCTATTATTCAAAGCTATGATGTTTTGTCAATGGAGCCTATGCAAATAGATTGCAAGCTTACCGGTGCTTTGTCATCTCAGAATATTAGAGTAGATGTACCTACAACCATTACAGTAGCTATCAGTACAAATCCCGAAATCATGCAAAATGCGGCAGAAAGACTTTTGGGAATGGATACCGAATCTACTGAAAATCTTATTACGGACATCGTTTACGGTCAGATGCGTTTGATTATTGCCGAAATGACGATCGAAAAACTTAATTCTGACAGGGATGAGTTTTTAGATAAGGCAAGAAAGAACATTGATAACGAGCTTAATAAGTTAGGTCTTTACCTCCTGAACATCAACATCAGTGACATTAGAGACGAAGCCGGTTATATTATGAACCTTGGTAAGGAAGCTGAAAGTAGGGCTCTGAACGAAGCACAGGCTAATATCGAAGAACAGGAGAAGCTGGGTGCTATTAAGATTGCTGTACAGCAGAAGGAGAAAGAAACGGCTGTAGCTAATACCAAAAAAGAACAAGAGATTCAAATTGCTTGTACTGAAAAAGAAAAGGAAACGATAGTAGCTGAAACGAAGAAAGAAAAAGAAATAGCTTTAGCTTTAACCGATAAAGAGAAACAGATCGGTGTAGCTCAAGCAGATAGAGACAGGGCTGCGGTTATCGCAAAAACTTTAACCGACAAGGAATCGGCGATCGTAAGATCTAAGGCAGAACTTGAAGTAAATAAAGCCGAGGCTGAAAGGATGGAAGAAGTCGGAAAGAATAAGGCTGAAGCTGACAAGGAAGCAGCTATAGCAATACAAGACTCTGAAGCTCAGATTAAGAAGGCTGAGGCTGAGAAAAATGCGTCTATAGGATACAACAATGCCCAGAAGGAGGTTGCTGTGTCAGTATCAGAACTACAGATCATCAAAGCTCAATCAGAGAAGAAGGCCGGAGAAGAAAAAGTTAAATCGGAAGCGGCTGTAAAAACAGCAAAAGAGCTTGCTGATAAAGAAGTGGAAGAAGCTAAAGCTAAGAAGGTTCAGGCTGCGCTTAAGGCTGAAAAGATTGTGCCGGCTGAAACCCAGAAGGAAGAGGCTATCTTGCAAGCTGATGCCGAGGCCGAGAAGATCAAACGCCGGGCTGAGGCTGAGGCCGCAGCACATTTGGCAAAAGCCGAGGCAGAGGCAAAAGCTATTCAGATGAAGCTGGAGGCAGAAGCCGAAGGTAAGAAAAAGTCGTTAATGGCAGAAGCCGACGGATTTAAGGCTATGGTGGAAGCAGCAGAATCCAATCCTCAGATCGCCATCCAGTACAAGATGGTTAATCAGTGGAAAGAAATTGCTGGAGAACAGGTTAAGGCATTTGAGCACATTAACCTCGGAAATATCACGGTATTTGACGGCGGTCAGAACAGTACCGGTAATTTCCTTAACAATGTTGTCAAGACCGTCGCTCCGGCATTGGGAGTCATTGATCAGCTTCCGATTGCAGATACTTTAAAGAAGCTAAAAGGAGATGACAAAAAATAAATACAATGGCCCAAGGTTACACTTGGGCCTAATTGAAGAAATAAAAGCAGCATTCATAGATTTCCTGCCGGCAGGGACAGTGATTTTAAGTGCTTTACTAATTACGATATTTTTAACATGGATTTTGGACAAGATTTAGAACCAGAAGAACTGAACAAGCATTATGATCAGTGTTATGGAATTGATTTTGAAACAGAAGAAGAGGAGGATGAAGAGTATGACTGACGAGGAATTTGTATTGGATAATAAGAAAAAGGTTGTTGTAAGAAAAAGAATATCTTATTTAAACAAAGGAGATAAAGTATGGATTGTGTCTTCCGACGGGTATCTGCTGCACACGGACGTAGTTAGAGCCGAACGCGGACGGTCTTATGTGGATATAGACGGGATTCTGTATTGGAAGCGAGGATTAGATGGTAAGCATCGTAATCGTAATAACTACATGCAGTTTGCCATGACACCAGAAGACGGTAAGAAGTATGTCGTATATTACCCGGAAGGATTTAAAGACAATGACTTATGATGGTCCCGGAAACACATTTGCTATATAAGGAGTTTAATGGTGTGAAACGTCTTGCCATATCTTATTCCCAGATAGATACGTTTCTTACTTGTCCAATGAAATGGTATAAGACTTACGTAGAGGGTAAAAGGTCTACAGAAAAACAAGAAGCTACATCTTATGGTACGGTTATCCATAAAACACTGGAATACTTCTTTAAGAACGGAAGACAGCCTTCTGGTAAAGACCTTGGAGAAGCGATAAGTTACTATTCCTATCAAGAAGACATACCTTGGCAATCACCGGAAAATATGATGATAGCCATGAAACAATCTGGAGAACTTCTTGCTTGGATTGTGGATCTGTTTAAAAAAGACGGGAATAGGTTTATGATAGCTGATAGTGATCTTAATCCCTGCGAGAAACTTATCAGACACGGCGCCATAGTTGGAGTCGAAGAAGATTTTGTGCTGCCGTACCGTCTTCCTAAGCCTGTTGATATAAATGGGACCGTTCATACTCATGTGTACATAGTAGGATCGGTAGACCTTCATCTGGCTATAAAAAGCAAGAACGTAGTTCACCATTATGTCATAGATTGGAAATCAGGGAATAAGGTTTTTGATTCTAAGAAGTTGGAAACGAATTTACAGCATCCTATATATTCATTTTACATCTATAGAAAATATGGTGGAGTTCTGCCAGATATGAACATCTATTTCTTTACCAGAACCAGGCAGTACCAAAAGGTTAAGGTAGATGAAGAGCGTAAAACAAAATCTATAGAAATGCTAAATGACACTTTGTCTAAAATGTATGATTTTGAAGATAATAGTGTAAAATCATTTCAAGCGTACATCCAGGGAGCAGAAGGATCCAGGTATAGCAAGCGGCGTGCCACCCTAAGCCAGCCTGTTTCGCAAAACAAGCTACCCTGCCCGTCGGCGCTGTGTTATTATTGTGACTTTGGATTACATAACAAAAACGAATGCCCTTTCTCTTCAGATTGGGATCCGTCTAAAAAGATAAAACGATGAAATACGAGGATGTTCAAAAGTTAAGAACGAAATACCGGCAAGATCCGGAAGTTATAAACGTAGAATACATGAGAGACGTTGCTGTAAGAAGCGGGAATTTTAAGAAAGCATTTGAGCTTCAGGAAAGACTGGAGGATATATGGTTTAACTACTTAAAGGGAGTCCAATGAAAGAAGATCTAACATGTGGAGTGATGCTCCTTTTGTATTTAGTTTTATTATACTTGCTCATGACAACTTTCATAAAAACATGTAGAGCAGTAGATCGTTATAAGATGAAGAAGAAAACTGACAAAATAAAAGTCGGTCAAAGATACGAATACGAAGGCTACTTCATGGATCCATTTGAAAGAGGCAAGCATGTGATTAAGATATTAGGCATAAAGGAAGGGTTCGCTCTGTACGAGTACGAAAAAAGCCCAAGTTTATTATTTTCTATGGAGCTTGAAGATATTGTTGAAAAATATATTTTAATTACTGATATAAAATAAGGGGTTATGGAAAAGAAAGTCACAATCAAAGAAGGGATGGGTATTTTTTACAAAAATGCAGGGAAAGATATATGGGTCTATATTGGACTTTTTGGAAATAAAGTGCTATCCATTTTAAAAAACAAAGGTGTTATTGCATGCGAAAACGATGCTGAATATTGCGTGTTGATGGATGGAGAAGATCATTTTATAAGTATAGCAAAAGACATGAGTCACGACTATTGTTGTGAGTACGTTGTAGAAAGAGCAGAAGCCTACAGAGACTACCCCTCCAAAGGTGCTACATGCAGTGTATGCCTGTTTGAAGATAATGAGAATAAAGCAAGGGAGATGTTGAAAGAGGCGATAATAGAACTTTCAAAAAATAATATAATAGATTGTGATGGGCTTTGAACTTAGACCTTACCAGAAAGAGGCAGTAGATGCCGGGCTTAAGTTTCTTACAGGAAGATCTAAGAAGCCTGGCATAATCGTAGCTCCATGCGGATGTGGAAAGAGCCTTCTGATATCCAAGATAGCACATGAAACAAATAGACCGACATTAGTATTACAGCCCTCAAAAGAGATTCTGGAGCAGAATTATGCAAAGGCCGTATCATTCGGTTCTAAACCTACTATATATTCTGCTTCATGTGGTATAAAGGAACTGTCGGCTATGACTTATGCTACACTTAAAAGCATAAAGAAAGACGTAGCAAGGTTGAAAGATATAGGGATAGACACCTTATTGGTGGACGAATGCCACTCGGGGTATTCCCCGGAGGAAGGTTCTGAATTTATGGAGTTTATGAACGGGTTTCCAGAGGCGAAGGTGCTGGGCTTCACCGCCACTCCCTGCCGCCTCCGAACCTACAGTTCCATGCTGGAAGGGAACTATAGCAAGCTCAATATGCTGACGAAAGACGAGCATAACTTCTTCAAGAAAATAGTTCATGTGACTCAAATACAAGAACTAACTTCTCAAGGGTTTTGGTGTCCACTTAAGTACGAACGATGGTCGTTTGATGAATCGGCTCTGATGTTAAACAGTACCGGAGCCGAATACACCAACGAATCTATTAAAGAAAGTATTGTACGAAACGGCTTAAATAACTCTATCTACAAGCGCCTTCTTCAACTTATGAACGAACGTAAAGCCATTTTGGTCTGTATGGATTCTATCGAATCATGTAATAGAATATCAGAGTTTATGAATGCCAGGATGGGAGCCATAACTGGTGTCGTAACATCGCTAACAACCAAAAAGAAAAGAGAGCAAATCATATCCGATTTCAAAGAAGGTAAGTTGAAGGTGGTTTTTAATTATTCAACGCTTGCTACCGGATTTGACTTTCCTGAACTTGATTGTGTGATGTTTGGTCGCCCAACGTTCTCATATTCAACATATTACCAAATATTAGGCCGAGCCGTCCGCATCCATCCTGACAAGAAAGAGGCGTTAATAGTTGATTGCTGCGACAACATGAGGCGTTTCGGTCGGATAGAAGACCTGACAATCGAGCAATTCCCTTCTAAGGGCTGGTGTATGTTTGCCGGCAATCAGCTTCTATCCAATATAAGGATGGGGGATATTATTACCAAAGACGAGATCCTTCGCCGGGCAGCCTCGCTTAAATCTGTGAATGGAGATGGTAGGAGAGAAGACGATCTTGACAGTATAATAATGTGGTTTGGAAAATATGAAGGAATTAGATTCAAGGACATACCGGTGTCGTATTTTAGGTTCTTGGCTGAGAATATGACAGTAAAACCGGGAGATAGGAAAGAAAAGATTATCGAATATTATAATAGGATAAAGGCATGAACAACAAGAGAAGAAAAAGAATATTAGATGTTATTAACAATGTAAATAAGTATAAAACAGATTTTGAATACATCAAATCAAAGTTATCGGAGTTAAAGCACAACATAAATTCAGCCAAAGATGATATTGATATGATTTTAGATGAAGAGACGGAGGCGAGAGATAATATACCGGAATCGTTACAAGACTCAGAAAGATATTGGGAATCAGATCGGGCTGTAACTGATATGGAGGAGGTGGTTGATGACATGGAAGGCATTATAAATGATATAGATGATGTGATTTCAACCATAGATGGGAGCATTAAAACCATAAATGGTTCTATTAAAGTAAATTTGGAAGGAATAATATGAACACATAAAAACACTATAAGTAAAATTTAACATAATGCGCTTGTATTAAAGTTGCACAATCTATATTTTTACGTCGTGTAATTTTAATACAAGCGTATTTTATTAAATAATTTAAAAGGTATGATTTCTAAAGACAGGTTATTGTATGGAGTGGTAATCAGACAGGACATTAAAACTTCCTTTATGTCATTAACTGGATTACAAGAGGCATATACAAGAAAAAGAGTGGAGATGGGGTGGAATGATAAGAGAATAGAAAATATTCTTTCGAACAAGGAGAGTGCAGAAAGGATATTTTATATTCTTAAAAAACAGAAATACATAAAAAGTGAAACCTTGAAAGAGTTTATGGATATAGTGGAAAACAACTCTTTGATAAAAGTAATGAAGTGGTATAATGCCTATAAGACTACAGGAAGAGGAACAAACAGGAATGTCATGTGTGATCCCTACATATGGGTATTAGTCGCTATAGAATTAAATCCTATGCTGTATGCAGAAGTTACTGGATGGTTAAATGATAAACTTATTTTGGATAGAATAGAGATAGGAGATAAATACAATACTCTTTCAAGGTCTGTATCAAAATTTGAAGATGTTGATTACATAGAAATGGCTGATAAATTAAACTGGATTGTATTCAATAAACATAAATATGTTTTAGATAACAGAGCAACCCAAGAGCAGTTAAAAGAACTTGAAACGCTTCAATCTAATCTTGCATTTTGTATAGAAATGGGAACCATATCCTCTTTTTCCGATTTAATGAACATGATGAGATCTATATATGTAAAGAAATGGGGAGAAGAGACTGTAACCTCTAAAAAAGTAAAATAATATGGGAGTAAAAGAAATAAGAGAACTACTTAGACTCTACAATCTCGAACATAGTGTCGTCCAGAACAAAAGCTCTGGGCGCTATTCTATTATTCTTCACAATAACATCATAGGAACGAACGTAGATGGAGAGAAGGTAGTTGTATTCAGGACCATTCCGGAAGGAAGCAACACGTTCTCTATGGAACGAAATAGATTCTATGAGGAATTTGTAGAGGTTTTTGATGACGATAAGGCGATTGAAGCCGTAAGACAATATTTTGAGAATAACAGGAATGATAGAGTGTAAGACGAAGATGGATTATATTACTATAGAAATGAGGTAAAACAACGATAAAACAATGGAAAAGATGGATGATAACACTAAAAACGTCCTTTATCCAAAAGGATCTATTTTTCGCATATTAAAAGATGATATAATCAGTGCCGAATTTAAAATAGCCAAAGGAGCTATAGCGGAGGCAGTATCAGACATAGAAGTAAATGATAAATATGCTGAGGTTTGTTGTAATGGGGAGACGTTCGTCATAGAAACGGATATTATGGATATTATTCTTACCAAAGACCCCATAGGAAACAAATCGGTGAAAAATGACATCATTGATGATAAACTACGATGGGATTTGCTTCCGATGGAAGAGATTGAGGATATTGTAAGAGTCTATCATGCCGGAGCCAAGAAGTACGGACCTAACAATTGGCAGAATCTTGACAATGGGTTTGAACGGTATAGATCGGCGATGTTTAGACACCTAATGGAATACATGAAAGGAGAAAGAATAGACTCAGATACAGGAGCTTTTCATCTTGCACAATGTGCATGGAATTGTATAGCTATGCTGTGGTATGATAAGCACGGGAAAGGATTAATACCATTAAATAAGGAGGAAAAGAAATGACAAAAGAACAAATGATTCAACTGTTAGACACAGAGCTTGATGCAATGAACAAACATAGAAGTAATATTGAAAGAATTAAAAAGGAATATTTCGATTCTGTTTATGGATTCAAGAAGGGAGATAAAGTGAACGTTCTTTACAAACGTTCGAAAGTACCTCTTGTTGGTTTCTTCAAGAGCGTTCAAATCATGAGTACTGGAACAGTTATATTTACAATCCAGGAAGTTAATAAAGAAGGAAGACCTGGAAGAGGATCTTATTTGGTGTATGAAGGCGATTTGAGTGAAATCAAAAAAGTAGAATAACATGATCAGAGCAAGATTTTATATTAGAAAAGACGACTGTGACAATGATTACCGTCCAGTCAAATGGCCCATAAAATATCCGTATTGGTGTAGTGCAGAATCCAGTAATTCATTTGTATTGGTGGCGTATGCTGAAGATGAAGACAGCATAAAAGAACTGTGGCCGGAAGCATATGATATTAATGTCTTAGAGAAAGATACCGAAATTAGATTCACATTAAGATTTCCTAAGCCGGAATGGTATGAATTGTACGAAAGGGAATTAGAAGAATGCGATAGATTTATATGGGTTACGGATGCGTGCCTGAGAGACGGTATAATAAGAAAAGTAAAAGCTAAAATAGAAGAGTATGGTGGTCTTTTGTTAGCTGACATTCCTGACAGGTTCACTCCTTATGAAATAGGAAGGGATGCTTTTGAGAGCAAAGAAGAAGCTTTAAAACATGCAGAGGAACGGAGAGCGCACCTGATCGAATCTATTAAGAAACAATTGAATAAACTTGAAAATCTAAAATTTGAATGCGATGATTAATTACGCAGCAAAAGCCAGAAAAGCTTATTTGATAAATAATTTCGATAAGATTCTTAACAGTCTTAACACGCTTCATTCAACGGTTGAGACCATGACATTGTTCGTAAACGACCAGGCTTATAATTACATTCTTAAGCTAAAGGAGGTAATTAAAACCAGTCCTATGTATAAGCACAATATCAAGCGTCTTTTAAATGACATGGACAAAGAGATAAAGAGGTACAATGCTTCTATCTACTACATAAATAAAGAGCGTAGTGAGGTTATAGCTGATATAACACAAGCGATGGAAGATTGCCTCATGCCATACATAGACGACCTGGCCGGCGCTATAAGGGCAGCCGTGTGGTCGAAGGGCGTGTCCGAGGAGCGGACGGAGGTGGCGGTACTGTCCCTAATCGTATCCTCCTTGGCCACGACATCAGGCAGACTTATTTCAGGTGGATATCAGATTATGAAAGAAATGGGTGGAGGCTGGGGTGGTAATCCATTTACGTTTATGAGCATTGATAAGATAAGACACTTATCTACATCATTATCTGATGCTATTACCGGTGGAGAGATTGCTCTTGAAGAAAAAGAAGCCAATGACATAACTAAGGCAATGGATGTTTTTATTGAGAAAATGTCTGATTCGGATATTGTTGACAAGGTGATCAGCATACTCGAAGAAGCAGAATCTAAAAACAAGGAGGAGCGATCATGAATTATTTGGATGGGTATGTAGAGGAGATTCTTTCTGAGCCGTACTATGATGATTATGGCTCTGGGATTTTTAGGTGGTGGGTGAAAGTATCTTACGTTTGTTATGGCATAGGAGCTGTCACTACCTTAATGTTTGATACGAGAGAAGAAGCTGAGGCTGTAAAACCAGGTTACAAATTTTTATGTTGAAAATAATAGATTCTATTCTGTAATACAAATGTAATTCGTATCTTAGATATATGATTCATAGACAATATTTATAGTATTAAAAATCATGAGATTAGCATACAAGTTCAACATAGGAAACAATGAAAATATATCATCTCTGTGCAAGATTAGCAATAACTTGTACAATCAGGCATTATATATTTTCAGAGAAACACTTTCTAAAGAAGATAAGTGGTTATCCTATTTTAAACTTGATGATATCATGAAGAATACCAAGAACTTAGATGGAGACATTAATTACAGATTACTAAAGGCTCAATGTTCTCAACAAGTTCTTCGTATTCTTGATAAGAATATAAAAAGCTATTACAAATCGGTCCAAGATTACAAAAAACATCCTAATAAGTATAAGAAAAAACCAGGTCTTCCTAATTACAGGAAGAGAGGTTCTGAGTTTAATTTGTATTACACGAGTCAGAGTTGCAGAATAAAAGATGGGAAAATAATCCTATCAAAAAATCTTTCAATAGATATTCCTCAATATGAAAAGTATTCTGATTTGATTAAAGATTTTAAACAGATTAGAATAGAACCATTAGCGTGTGGATATAAGATAGAAATCATTTATGAGGTAAAAGATACTGAAGTATCTAAAGGTAGGGAAGAAAAAGTTGCTTCTATTGATTTAGGAATAGACAATCTTGTAACATTAGTTAGTGAAGATTTTACCTATCTTTTTAGCGGTAATTTTGTTAAATCATATAATCAGAGATTTAATAAAACACTTGCTAAATTAAATAGCATAAAGGATTTACAAAAGATAAAAGGAACAACAAAACGAATAAAGAAATTATATTATGATAGAGAACAGTACATAGAAGATGTCTTTCATAAAATCAGTAGAAAGATAGTTAATTTACTTATCGATTCTAAGATAACAAAATTAGTTGTAGGCTATAACAAGGGATGGAAAACTGGAGTAAACATGGGAAAAAGAAACAACCAAAAGTTTACCCAAATCCCTTTTGCGAGATTAGTAAGTTATTTAGAATATAAATGTGAATTATCTGGTATTGAAATAGTTATTCACGAAGAATCATATACTTCAAAATGTGATTCATTGGCATTTGAGAAGATAGGAAAACATGATAGCTATTTAGGAAGAAGGAAGAAACGAGGATTGTTTCAATCTTCAGTAGGAAAACTCATAAATGCTGATGTAAATGGGGCATTAAACATTATGAGAAAAGTAGTCGGTGATTCCTGTGAATCCATTCAAAGGATAATTGATAGAGGGTTATTGTTTAACCCGGTAAGGATTACGAATGTATTTTGTTAAGAAGGTGCATTCCGAAACTTATAAAGAAATGTAATAGATTTTTATTTAATTTAATATTTTTCATAACATGGAAAAGAATTTAAAACTCGTATGTCCAAAATGTGGCACCCCTCACCAGCCTCATTCTCCGCACACGATGGATGCAGATGGATTTGAAAGGTGTGAGATAAGAACTGTCATGGAAGACAGGGGGTGGTGCTACGAATGCTCTTTTTGGCAAAATATGTACGACAAACACAAAGACGATCCGGGATGGGTTAGGATAGACGGTGTAAGCTGGGTGCTTAAGCCTATGGTGGAAAACGTACCGAGCGGATGGAACAGCCTTGGATGTGGTGGAAGAAAAATGTATATCAATATCGAAGGGAAAGGCATTGTTGTATCAAATAACTGCTGGTGTCAAGGTGATGTTTCGGATGCATTCAAGGATCTTATGCCTGATAATGCTACTTGGGCTACGAAGGAGGAATTTGACAAAGCTCCTGTAGTAGGATATATTATAGAAGGTGTTGGTTTGGTTTTCACAGATAGGGGAGGTCATGAAGTTAATGCTTAGAAACTTAGGTAATTATATACCTTTTTTTTCATAACAAAAGAAACCGGTTCTCTATCATCTCTGACTGAGGACCGGCAAGAAAACAATTTCAGAAAAAATTTAACCTACATAATCTTTCAAGTAAGAACAAAAAAACGTACAATCTACTCTTTGACGATGCTAATATAACATATTGGAATCATACAAAAACAATTCAAGTCCGATATTCTTCGTCTATTTATAACTTACATCATCGTCCCCTTCCGAATCAGGAGTAGCGCCGATGAAGAACATCATTGACTTGTTGTTCGTCTGCTGCCACCAATTATAGGCGCGCGCTACGTCTTCCGGCGTCTTGATATTATACCATTGTTTGATAAACGTCTGTTTGGCGAGTTGCCTAAATAACTTAGACTCTCCCTTGTATGTACCGGATGTTACTTTATCAAGTGAATAATTCCTAAGATCGGTAAGATCCTTCAGTTTTCGCCCCATAACAAACGGGTCGTTAATGATATCTACCACATTAAGCTCCATAATAAACGGCATCTGTGAAGCTATTTCGTTTATGGTTCTGAATCCTACGTAGGATCCGAATTGAGTAAGCCAACTTTCCTCGTTTTCATCATCATCACGCCACCCGGCAAGAAGCATAGATACGGCTTGCATGATAAGGAACGTGCCGGCATAGACACTGAGACGTTTTAGATTGGTTTTCTCTACCTCATTCATATTGTCTTTATTTTCATTCCAGGCATCTATGATGTTTTTCATACCAGACTCGGAAGCCAGGCTAAATGTTTTGGCTATCATATTCTTTAACGTAATTGACAACCCTTCCTCTTCTTGCATTGTCTGGAAATTGAAGCCACGTCTTTTCCACAGACGTTGAGCCGCCAGCACCAACCATCCTCGGTGGGCGGTCATGAACCTCGCTATCCAGTTGCGTGATGCGGCAGTCCGGTTTTCTTCATTCAAAGATCCGTTACATATCTGAGACAAGCTACGAACTTGATTACGGGTTATAGCCATTTGGGTTTCAACTTCCTCGGCAGTAACACCCGATCCAGGTTTTACGACCACCTTTCCATCCACGACGTCTACCATACTCCATAAAGTACGATCTTTTAATGCATTCCATTCTCTTTTTATAGTACTCTGTTCTTTATTGCGTTCTTTTTCCATCTTGAAATCCTGGAACGTGTAGAACCGACCTTTGTAATAACGAACATTGTCCATAGTAGCAATCATGACCTGCGGATCAAGAGGGTAGTTCAGGATTTCCATAAAAGCATACATAGGTGAACGCATTAAGGTCCTGGCCACTCTATTGTATCCGGCACCATACATACGATTTCGGATATTGAATATCCCCATTCTCTCACCTATGACATATAATTTGCTTTTCCTATCTATGTCTCCGGTTTCTGCTATACAAGATGGAGCAAGGCGTGAAAACTCAGCCGATGCGTATTTAAGGGAATCTTTGCTTATATACTGTCCTACGGCAGATTCCATGATGAGGTTGATATGACCTGTTAAGGCGCCGGTAGCTGCCACAAACGGAGACAGTGCCAAGTTCATGACCGACATAAATCTTTCAACAGCCATCATAATTCTTGTAAGGTCTACCGTATATCCTCCGATGTTCACCGTAAGTTTTTTGGTGTTCATCCTAATGCCATAATAATGATCGTTGAAGAAGTCTCTAAACATCTGATATGCTTGAGTCGCTTCAGCTTTCTTCCCGCCTTCAAATTGCTTATTCAGTAACATCTGCTCCAGTCCCTGAGCGAGCTCTATAGACTTCTGCTTTTCGTTGTATAACGATGACTGCATCATAAGCATCGAATAAGAGTAGCCAAAATCGTGAGATACGTCATCTTGGTTCTCTAATTCATATATGTAGTATTTAGGTATGGACCGAACCCTATCTTCCGGATCATATACCTCACCCTGGCGTGTTTTACCATACAGGGAGTCATCTACGCGGTCAAGACATAAGTCGGATACGAAGTTCCTGACCGTACTTTTAAGGCTGATACCTAACCCTTCTATACGTTCTATATCTTGTTTGGATATCTGTGGAATAGCATACAGATTAGGGCTCTGCTCTTTATATAGATCAAGGGATTGTCTTTTTATTTCCTTGAGTTTTTGAATCATATTCCATTGCTCTACGTTTTTAGTAGCGACCTCATTACCATCAGCATCATACTTAATGCCGAAGTCGTTGAAATACGATTCATCACGATACAGGCTCTTCTTGGGCATACGATGACCATACCCATGATCTTTTACATAATCAGGGTTACGACCGCTATTTTCGGCCTCAGATTCAGCCACCCACGCTCTTGCAGGGTCGAAAGACAGGTATGATATATCCATACCATAATCTTGTGTGGAAGTCCCATTCTGTACGTCCTTAACCATCTGCGCCACATCTATCTCACCTCGACCTATTTTGTCGATCATAGCCGCATATCCGGTAGGCGCCATGCGTTTATAGTACGAAAAGACTTGGCTCCTGGCAAATTCATTAACGATATCGTTCACTTCAGCTACTCCGTTATCGTGTCCAAATATGTCAGACATCTTAGCTCTAACCGCATTCCTAAAATCTCTACGATCTAGCTTTTTATCTATTCCCAATTTTTCTGACAAGTAGTTGGTTTCAGAGACGGTAAACATATACCTGTTATCTTGAGCCATGAATAACTTATCTCTAAGAGCCTGAATCCTTTTGGCTTTTTTGGCAGTAGTATGACGCTGTGCAAACTGCCATTCAATTTCCTTAGAGTCAGCAAGAGCATTTAAATAAGACTGATTGACTTCGTTTTCAGCTTTACTGCTTTTAGTAAGGTACTTATCAATATCTTCAAGACCCACCATCTTAGCATAATCTATTAAGATAGCGTAATCGGCTTCAATAGCTTCAGATGCAGCCCTAAAAGCATCTCTTTCAGATGAGGTAAATGTCGCTTCGTTAATCTCTCCGATATCAGCCACATCTCGGTTGTTTCCGATTATTTCCTTGATAATGGCCTTATTTTTTTCTATATCTTTTACAATAGAATCCACGTCAGTCGCATCTCTATCACTTGTCGTAGAACTAATGATATCATGCGCCATTTTAAGATACGAAGCCTTGTTATTTGATTCGGTACGCGCCGACTGTTCCGATTCTACGTCATTCCAAAACCGATCGTTGAATGACAGGTGACCCCCCAACATAAGCGTCTTCAGCGCAGCTTCTCCTCCAGACTCGCTCTGAATCGTTCTTAATTTTTGCAAAAACGATTCTGATACGGCATTAGTGGCATTATTTGATTCTTTTCTCCAAACTTCATTTATGGCTTGTATTTCTTTGGCCATCTTAAGTTGGTCGCCGGTTTTTTCCACTCTCCTGGTTCCTACATATATGTATTCTGAAGCTGCTTCCTTACGTTGTTTACGAAGCAGTCCTTCTTCTTCGTAATTGCTGCTTTTAAAATAGGCAACCTCATCAAAATTACCACCGCTATCAATAAAAGGCTGCCTCAATATCCGTTTTTGCCGGGATAGGGCATTAAGGTATTCTTTGGTTGTTTGAGAAACCGGATACCCTAATTCTTCTTCAGCCTTTTTGTATATGGATTCCATTCTTGTGGCATAACTTTCGCTAAATTCCAGTTCCGAATTTTCAGCATCCCACTTTTCCATCTTTTCCGTATAGATCTTTTCCTGCTCGATGGTAAAAATATCGGTATTAACTCTATCAGACGATGGTTTGAATTTAGCGTTTTCAGTAACCGTATTTCCATCCTTGTCAACTACTTCTCTTTTAAATACATAATTACGGTTATTGTCAACCACATCATTGATTTCTTCTTCTGATATCTCTATGTTCATGGCAGCCGCAAACGCTCGCATCTGCGCCAGCTTCTTATTACGATCGTATTTAGCCATATCAAGAGCACTACGAAGGTAATTAGAAGTTTTGCCGTCTACTTTCTGAAGCAGTTTTTCAAATTCAGATTTGTTAAAACCATGCTTTTTCGCATATGCCAGGAAATCGGATATGGCGGGCTGGGCATTCACCATCGCATTGTAATTGTCTTTGGCAATCATAGCTCCAAGAGCGTTATTGAACGGGCTGGAAGAATGCTCTAATATACCAAACCACCTACTTATCCAAGAAACATCGTGTTGAACCTTGTCAAAAAATTCTTTTACTCTCTTTACCTTATCTGCCGGCACATGAAGTTCGTTCATTAACTTATCAAGCAACGTACTTTCATCAAGGTCTTGTACTGATTCAATATCAGACTGAATACCATTGATGTCGGCAATGACGGTATTGATCCTATTTGTATAATCCTGCTTTTCACGTTCATCAAATTCGGTACTTCTGTTACGGATATATCCTCGAAGATCGTTCATGATCGGAAGAACCTGATTGTTGATAATATCTACGTTCTTTCGATCATTGGTATTGAAGTGAAGCTTACCGTCTTTGGTATCACCATGAAGGATGGTGTTCACCACATTACTTAAGTATCTAACCTGAGCTTCGGCTGTGGAGATCATGCTGTTCATGGCAGCCGCCATCTCATTCTTGTCTATTTCGGTCTCTACCTTATTTATCTTATCTTCTATGGTCTTAAGCTGAGCAAGGGTCATAGACGTAGTTACAGCCCTATCAGAGCTTATCTGACGTAAGTCTCTTAATGTTTTTCTTAGTGATCTGATCTTAGACTCAAGAAACTTGTTCTTGTTCATAGAAGAAAGGGAGTATAATGTAAAGTCATTATCCTTTAACAGAGAAGTGTCAAATCCTTTATCTATGTCAGTAATGGCAAGATCACGAATGTTTTTAATAACGTTATTCAAATCTTGTCTTTGGGTTGATAAAGCTGATTTAAGCCAGCTTACGATTCCAGAGAGAAGCTGCCGGACGCGCCCCAGGAAGGAGGTGGGCTCTACCGGCGCCTGTGCTGTGCCGGTCTGCATCTCCCTGGCGAGGATCTTTCCAAGAATTTCCCTCCTAACAGCATTATCAAGCTCGGCTCCTTCATATACTTTACCGTATGTATTATAATACTGACCTGCATACTGGTTCCACTCTTCTGTGCCTTCTACATCTTGCAGAACAGCCTCAACAGCATTCTGATCTCTGTATGCCTCTACAAGGAAGTGGGCTGTTTCTTCTACTAAATCAGATAAAGTAGCATCTTCACCAACTGCTATTACGTTATTGGCAATATCCGCCAATGCCTTAGCAGAAGGTTCGTGCCCGTATTTGGTTTGATACTTCTCTATATAATCGGTCATACCTATGACACTAACGCCCAACGTTTTCAGTATCTCGACAATAGAATTTCGTTGATCACGTTCCTGCCTGCTATAATCTGATACGATCTTAGCTTTAGTATCAGCATAAAGATCGTTGTCTTCTAATATGAATGAAACTACAAGCGCATCAAAATGATCGTACTTGGCGTCCAATTCATTGTATCTTCCTGACTTAAGATCGTTCTTTATCTGCTCTTTGCTAACCCTTTCCGTTCCTCCGGTGGCGAGCCTCATAGTTACCTTACTATTATCCAACGAGCTTATGGTTATCATACCTTGGTCGTTCATGGAAACATCTGAACCAAAATGATTACGGAGCTCGGTGTAGGATAAGGCTGAATTGAAAAGTCTAATTTGTCCTGTATGACCTTCTCCTGTAAGATAATAGCTTCTTGTTTCAGGATCGAATATCTTAGATCCGGACAAAAGACCTTTCTTTATAAGGTAGTTAATTATACCACCTTTTGTTGATAAAGAAGTAGAAGCAGAAGCGGTCATGACCGGTATAAAAGATTTGGGATTATTAAGAACATACTTTCCAGCCTTGTAAGTAATGTCTGCCACGCCATCCACGGTAGATTCTTGAACGGTGCCTGATAAGAATCCTATTCTAATATCATTTCCGCCAGAGCGAAGAGCTTCTCCGTAATCTTCAAATAATTGATTACGATCGTTTATGAAAAACAAACGAGGCTCTCCGGTCTGATACGTTACACCCACAGGATTAGAATCTGTCTGTGGTAACTCTTCTGGGCTAAATATCTTAAGACCGTCTTTTATAACCATATAATTAACACCCTTATCCTGTACCATAGATACGGGAGTGAAGTCCGAAGATATAGCATCTTGTAAATACTGCCCGGCGTCTATTCCCGGTCCTTCCGGTACGGAAATACTTGACGGGACCATAGCATCTACCAACATAATATTATCACCCAGATCTTGGCTGTAAAATCCAAAGCCCGATTCTCGGATTTCATAAGGTGCATCTGATTTTGATACAAGAACAGGATTACTCATCTTAGAAGCCTTATCCAGCACCCTTTCTCTATAAGCTTCCGGAATAAGATCGATGTTGGATTTCACCTTATTGTAGGCCTGTTTATTAACAGGTACTTTCTTTCTCCAGTCGCCAAAAGCCTTTAAGAACTTATTAGAAAATACGGTTTTAAAAACAGTAGTAGCCCGTTCCCTGTTCTCCATAAGAGGAATAGATGCTATTTTATCAAATAACATAGACCTGTCCCCCGATCTGGTAGAGACAGAAACAACTTTCTTTTTATTATCTCTTTTAATAATACACGTTGATACCATGATAAAACATTTTTGTTATGAGACAAAGGTAGTTAAAAATCAAGCATATGATAAAACAAAGCCATCTAACTTCTCAGTCTGATGGCTTAAAAATAATATGAAAAAAAAATTATAATCTGACGAAAAATCGTCAAGTTCAGCTTATATGTAATGCATGTACCCATCTCGGTGTATAAACCTTCCCGATTCAAAGCGCTCAATATCTTCAGGGCAAATAGAGCCCGAATCCTCTCTCCTGGCTTCAAACCAAAGCCCCGGCTTACGAATTAGGCAAGTTATGATATAATTGAAGCAATTGTGCGTAAAATGGAAAACAGATCCTACAGGGAAATACCTATCAGCTTGAAATACGATTCTTTTTCGTTTAGTATCAAACGTGATATCTCCTACTATCTTAGCCACGTAATAGCTTCTGCCATTTAACGTTTCATCTGTTTGTGGTATCCAATAATAACCTCTTGCCATGCCACAAATATATAAAAAAAATCGGACAAGATATATGTCCGACTTTATATTACTTTGATTCGTTTTCAAACCGCTTTATAATAGAAGCAATATCATCACCACAAATAAACATCATTCGACGTTCTTCTTTTGGTTTATGAGACACTGGAATGGTTTTGTTTATCTTAATCTGATTCGCCAGACCTCTACCTAAACGAATATCAACTTTTTTACCTTTCATGAATTATTTGTTTAAACAGACCAATTCCATCTATTATAATATGACCGCTTTGCATACTACCATTATTAGGATTGTAAAGAAAATTGAAACCACTTTCTTTTTCCTGTCTTTCAAAAGAACTGATATCCTTTCCTCTACGGGCTCTTTCAAAAGCTTTCTTGAACAACTTACCCCTGAAGGTCTTGATGAGGATCTTGGTAGCGTTATTGCCGGCTCTTACCATCGCTTTCCTTGCCTGGTCCTCCGAGACAAAACTACTTTGAAAAATATACGATGTTGCTGCTTGTATGTCCTGCTTGGTAATCATATGATAAGCATTTCTTTCAAGATACTATTGTGTATACTATATATCATTTTCATCTCATCTCTATCATATACGTCAAAAAAGGATTCACTTAAGTCCTTTGAATCTGCGCTCAATTGAATTATGCAATTACCAGTATAAACCTTAAGCTTGCAATTATCGGAATATATATCATGCATAGTTTCAAATGTCTCAATTAAATTTTCAACAAGGGCTCTGTTAAATGAAAAAGGTTCTTTACCATTACCTTCAAATGTGATATGATCTAAATTAATGTTGTCAAATACATACTCTAACTGATTGCCGTCCATCATATTATAAGTGATTGACTTTTTGATTATAAATCCCATATTATTCTGTTTTTTAGTTGTTAATATAAATCTTCTGAATACAATTGTTCCCTAATGGCACTCCTATCTACTACCATTTCCTGATTATTGTTCCTAACAAGTTCAGACGCCTCCTCTCTTGTTAAAAACCGGTTCTTGCTTGTCAAAAATCCTTGAACACTGCGGTTTTTATGGGCTATACCGTATGCCGCAAGTTGAGATAGTATAGAGGGGTGTCTCAATCCACAGAACACGGTGCCGGATGGTATATTGGTGGGCTGATAGGGACGTTTCTTGTCGTCCTGTACCCAGATGGCCGCGCATATCACGATTTCTTTATTACACATGACTATAAATTTAATATTCCGTTTTTACCAATATGTTTCTTTTCTTCTTCAGTAGGCCATTCTTTCTTGAACTTACCGTGCCACGTTCCAGGAACTACCACCACTTCGCCTCCCTTACTATATTCAATAGCGGCACATTCAGAACAAAGAGGCTTGCCTTCATATCCCTTTAGCGACTTATCGTAAATACGATTCTTACAAGGTCTTATAAGAGCCCAGTAATATGATGTGGCTGTATTATCTATACAGCCACACTTTGAACAAACAAACAAACTCATCCCGCAATCTCCCAGTCATTAGACATAATATCATGTTCGGTTGGATTCCAATTTGATGCTACTTTTTGACCTGTATCTACCATCAATATATTTACGTCAGATTCTACAATAAACATACAGATATACTTTTTACCCCAATCGATTCTTTTTATCTTACGACCTAATTTAAGCTGTTCTAAAGCCTTTTCGAATGTCATGCCACGACGAGGCAGTTTGAGATACTTTTCAAGTCTGTCGGCAGCTTCATTTGGTGTATGGCCATCGTATTCGAAAGCGGTTTCTCTTTCAGGAACATCAAACAAATCCCAGTATTTGCTTTCATAGTGATTAGATACTTGACCAGTAGGTAGGATCGCCATCACAATAAACCAATCATCAGAACCGAAGCATTTTTCTCCGTCGCTGTGTCTCCTTGATTTGCAAACTTCAACCTGTCCGTTTCTGGCTAATAGATTAAAGAAGGCGGCGTTATACAACATGCGGTACCGATACAATTCATTGAAAGTATGGTATCCATCAGAAACTTCTCCCATGTCTCCTGGTTTTACTTCAGGTTCAGGATGATTCGGGTAATAGTAGTCCACTGATGCTTCTAACACGGACTTTACGTGTTCCATTACCCTCGTAGCATCATCATGTTTAAAAAAATGCTTAATTCCTTCAACGAATTTAATATCTTCGTTGATTGCTGATTCGAACTCTTCTTTTGCCATCACTCTAATTACATCTTTTTTAAAATCGTCTAATCCCATGATTTATTTTAAATTAGTTGTTATTATACTTTTACATTTAAGATTAATATTTTCATTATTTTGGCAAAATATTCATATAACACGGTACATCCACCACATCTCTTCTACGGATGCGCTTATCAAAATAGGAAACCATATAAGTATTTTTACCTTCGTGATCAGGTCTGGGATCAAAGCATTCAAAAACGAATCTTGTTCTACCTTCAAGATGACCAAACATGAAAACAAATTCGCCACCGTATCTTTTATTAGCCAATTCTTCTACGGTCATAATCTGTCCCCTCCTAATCCTGAATTGATGCTAACATACTTGACACGGACATCATTTCCACGTCCAAGCTGACCCCAGCCGGGCGATGGCGTTCCCTTAGCCGGAGCAGGGACAGCCCTAAGCCGAGACCAGTCCTGCTTTTGCCTCATGACTTCAGCCTCTTTGTAATACCGGTTACACAGTTCTTGATCTTCGTAACCAACGTAATCTTCCTTATTTTCCATAAAAAATACTTTTTCAACAAAAGTACGACATTCATAAATTAATTAGATTTAAAATAAAACAATATGAATTAAAATAAAAACCCGATACGTTAAAATCGCATCGGGCCTGGTATTGGGAAAAATAGGTTCAGATCTTGGGTAAAGATTCGAGCCAATTTTTAACATCTTTATATTTAGGGTCTTTGTCTATTCTATCTTTCAGTTCATGCAATGCTGAGTCCATAACCGTATTCGGTACGCCAATCAACTCTCCTATTAAATACAATGGGGTTTTATTCGATTTAGATTCGTGTGCTATATTCATGTCAAAAAAAAGTTATGTGAAACAAACCGGCCACGGGTATTCTATTGCCCGCCGACCGGTATAATATTTTTATTCCTTTTTTTTCCAAACGGGAAAAACGGGAATGCGGGAATCATATTTTTTACTATGGCTCCCGCACCACCGGAAGGACCTGGGTCTGGATCTCAGGTCAGATCCTTCCAGTTTATTTTTTCGCCGAGGTAATCTTGCACGGCAAGCCATCTTATAAAGGCTACTCCTTCGGGAGCATCCGGATCATCCAAATACATTAACGTAGCTTTCACCAACTCGTTCTCACATTTGAAGACCTTCGGAAAACCATCCGAATAGTACATTGCAAAGACATATTGGACATCGCCCCATGTCGCTTTATCCGGCTTCTTCGCTCCGCACTTTTCAAAAATATCTTTTATTTCCGGCTGCTTCCAGATCCTCTTGGATCCATCGACGTTGACCATCTTCTTTACCGCCTCATCAGCGAGAGCATTAGAAAAATGGTAGCCGTAAGTATCTACATATTTCTGATAAGCTGGATCCTCTGCGTCTGCTCCTCAATAAGAACGACCTCTGCCACGTCCGCGACCTCTACGCATCTGAGGTCCGTCACCGTAGTATCTGTCGTCTCCATAGTAATCGGTCGGGTAGGATTCGTAACCCATCCTCCGGTATTCCCGGTCCTCCATTTCATGACGACGTTCGCGCTCTTCGAGCCTTCTTTCCCTTTCTTCCAGCTCGTTTTCGCGCTCTTCCATTTCTTTCATCTTCTCATGCATACCGTAATGGTCGTAAATACCACCACCATACCCCATGTACGTCCCATCAGAACGCCGGCTTCTGCCTCTGCCTCCACCTCGTCTGTCTTCTATCTCGTCATATCCAGGATATTCTCTGTGTCCTGAATTTAAATCATATACTATCATATTATACTTATTTCAAACGTTCTACAATTAACTTCTTTAAATCTTCGAATGAATCAGTAAGGTCATTCACCTTATTTTCTATACCAGCTATTTTACGATCCTGCTCTCTCGTTTGCTTGAATGCCGGATTGATATCTTCTAATATAGATTCACAAGCCTCTATCTTGGCACGATGGGCATCTACGCTGTCTATTATTTCCTGACTGGTGCTTTTTATGGCATTCAGCTCGTTCATAATCGGATCTATGCTGGTAGATAATGTTATGCCCATAGCCTTAGCCACATTCTGGGATTCCGGGACCGTATAGGTCTTGGTTTCGCCAGTGAGCTCTACCGTCAGATCCACCACGCGGGTCTGCATCGCCTGATACTGACCTGGCTGAGGAGGAAGATACCTGGGTTCGGATACGGCTACTACCTTTCCCAATTCGTATTTAGGTACTGTATTAGTATCAAGGGTATGTACCTGAAACCCTTTCTTCAAATCTGAAAACATGATCAAAATATTAGTTAGGTGAAAATAGGGTGATGATCTCCATCACCCTACTGAAATCATTTACCTGCTTTAACTTCAGACGCCTGGGCTGTTGTTGTCGGAACACAACAATCCATTAATCTTAACACGCCACGAACTTTATTGAAGTACAGAAGGCGTTCTGTGCCATTTACCATAGCAGCACCCGTGACAGCTACGTTAATAGGGTTCACGACATTCACTCCCGTAACCGGGCAACAGGTGTCGGCTCCTACTGTTGAAACTGTACTGTTTGCCGGGACCGCAATCTGTACCGGTAGAGCACTTCCGGCTGTGGGGACTACTTGCCTTATCTTAAGAAGGATAAGACCCTCACACGGAAGGGCGATCCAAGCCCGTGGGTTAATACCGAAGACTGTATTTGTCGTACTGACAATAACATTCTTCGTAACCATCTCATACAACGATCCTATTTTAGAAACACAAGCCATATTAGCCTCCTTTCTTAATAAAATCAGACAGCAGCGTTGTTATTGCAACATCCGTTGTTACATCCGCATCCGTTATTACAGCAACCTCCTCCGAATACCTGTCCCCAAGTATAAGCCTGGTAAGGAGAACAAGAGGGGTAGGCCGGGACGGCCGTCGGGCGTAATTGACCAACGATATTCTGGGTTTGTTGCTGAGATAATGCCGAAGCTGTCAAAGCCGCTTTTTCTTCACGAAGTTGAGCAATAGTGTTCTGCATCTCCCTCATTTCCAACTGACAGAATTTGTCGTTGATCATAACGGTTTGGGCGTCAAGTTTCGCAGACAAGATATTGAATTGGCTTGTAGCTTGCTCACGATTGTTAGCCAGACCTTGGTTGAGACCATTCTGTAAGATATTGGTTTGTTCCAACGTGCGAAGCTGGTTATCAAAACCTTGCTGAGTAATCATTCCCTGAGTCTGGCAAGTGCTTTGATTGATCAACGAACTCAGATTGCAGCAGCAAGAGCTGATTTGATTTCCTATTTCACAACCTTGTTGTTGAACTGCGTTGATAACAGCCTGAGAAGTCATACCTACCTGACCAGCTACTTTATCAATAGCACCCTGTACGTTGCAGATAGCGTTCTGGAGTTGAGTAGTAGAACAGTTCAAAGCAGAAGCAATCTGATCTATGGCGCTACGATTACCTTGAATTGCCTGCATCAAAAGTTCACGACCGTAATCGTTATTCAACTGAGCCGGCAAACCATTGGCGCAACAATCACCGCCATTTCCAAAACCGTTACCGAAGCCGCGTCCACCCCACAGCCAGAACAAAACAATTATCCAGAGCCACCAACCGTTAGCCCCACCGAAACCGTCCTGGTTGTTACGACCGTTCATCAAAGCCGCCACCAGATTCGGATCCATTTTATTACCACCTATCAAATTAGCAAACATGCCGGGAATCATTGAAAGAAGACCGTTAGTGGCTGCACCACCACCGTTAGCCCCGGCTCCATCTAAAAGGACGATTTTATCACCACCCATAATTTTATAGTATTTAATTGTTAAACATATGTGCATGAAGCACGTAACAAAGATCATGATTGCAGGGTGGAATATGGGTGTGTTTATTTCCTATAGAAGAGAAGTATTTTCAGAAAAATAAGAAGAGATGAGTAAATATCACCATAGACTCATCTCTTAATCACTTTTTATTGTAATAAAATTCAAGCCATGTCACACAACTTGAATTTATATTTATCAATTATATCATTCAAATCGCAATCTGATAAGTTGAACCATTCTCTGTATATCCCTTTGATATCAAATCTTGCATGAAGCTCGCTCTCTATATCTTTATTCACATAAGCTATTAATGTTAAGTTATCTTCTACAATAGACAACCCAGATAGCCTTCTTTTTACATCAGAGCTTTTACCTATTTTATAAAAACCATTATTATTATTTCTTATTATATATGTAAAATATTTTATACATTTTTTTATTATACCTATCGATAGATCTATGTATTATATCTAATACCCGATCGTCATTTTTAATATTACAACAATCAAATATATCATAAATAAAATCTTTAAATAAAGATCTATCACACTTCATATAGATGATACACAGAATCGATTTGGGGAATAAATAATAGTCATGCCTAAATACATGACTATTATTATCTATTATTTGTTCTCCATTATTATCATATCTATATGATATATAATCTATTCCATCCTTAAAATTAAAAGATGATATTACATCCTTAATCCAATGTTTAAAATCATACTTACATTCTAACAATTTATGAACATGTTTTGCGTCAATCATTTTTCTGTCGTTTATTAACACAAAAGGAATACAAGTATTATCCATAATAAAAAAAATAGGCCCAAAAGAGAATGTCAGATCCCACTATGACAAACCCTAATGAGCCAAAAATATCTTTCAACATCAAACAACCAGAGGTGGGATCTCGTTGTTCATTGTTTCTGGAACAAAGATAGGAACAGGATTTTAAATAACAAATATTTTAATACTTTTTAAAACAAACCAGGGCCCGCATCACTGCGAACCCTGATCTACACTAATCTAAACTAATACCATGAAAAACTTAAATCTAAAAACTAAAGAACACACAAATGTATGAAAATGTATGGTTTTCACAAAGAATCTGTATCCTGTTCTTTTGTGTGATTCAAGACATGGGATATAGTTCTGATACTTAATCCGGTTTGATTTTGTATCAGATTATAAATATAGGATTTTGAAACTACAGTTCTTAATTGACCTAAATCATTCATAATGTTTTTATACATAAGATGAATGCTGTTGTTACGTTTGATGGTACTGATTCTCATTTCCTACTGTTATTAGTTACGTCCGGTTCTTACTTTTTCCTATTTCTATAATCCCTTCCTGAAACTAATATTGCAAACTTAATAAAAATAATTCATAAACAATGAAAATCTAACTTTTCTTGTATGTTATTGATATACGTGCATATATGAGAAAAGTGAGACTTTCACAAGCCTCACTTTCCAAATCGTAATTATGAAAAAACTATATTATATGTATACAAAAATTACCTGCATTCCAATTTATTAAGATCATCCAATTCAGACTTGCTTACGGTCATATCTTGCGTCAAGCCAGATTTGTTTTGGTATGGAGCGTAATCGGTTTCTACCGTCTTAGCCTTCTGAGTAGAATCGTATTTCACCTCCGATTCGGTTCCTGTTAGATTTTGGTAGATAGAGCCGGAACTACTTTCGCCAACTTTAGTGAACACCATGTCTCCTATTCTGATAAAATTATCATACAAACCTTCTACGATAACATTATCATCCTGCTTAGTTATGTTATGATCCCGAACCTCATTTAAGAGATTAGGATGTTTCGTAAAAAGATCGTGATAGAAATCAGAACCGGCATATAACATATCATAATAATCCAAATAGAACAGATCTGTAAAAGAAGGATCGGTGCTGCTCATGCTATACTCAAATAACTGCTCACGATCATTACCTGCCAAAGATAGTTCAATTTGTTTTAACGTATCCGGATCTGAAACGGTAAGACCCAGTAAATGATCTGGTTTAAAGTCAAGATACTTGTATGCCCCTTCGTACACTTCCGTATTATGAAGCTTATTTTCAAGATAAGATTGGTATAAATCGAATAAGAGTAAAGGATTCTCTTTGTCCTGCTTTCTGTTTATGTATCGGCTAAACTCCCGTTCTTCATTAACATACGGGCTTCCAGGAACAACAAGATGACCGAACGCCAATCTGGTAGCATTCATCTCTTCCGTATTCTGAGAATCGGTATAAGACAGGACGTATTTTTTAATAGAATCAGCAAGGGCCTTACTATCTACGTTTTTCACGCGGAGCTTATCTAAAACACCATCCTTAAAACAATATTCAGGATAGATACCAGGTGGGAAATAAGTTAGACTCCGCTTGGCAAGCTCGGCAGCTATATCGTACAAATCACCTAAATTATCTCTTTCTACCTTATGATATAGGTTTCCACCAAGATAAAGCAGAGAATGATTTTCAAATGCCGATACCGGATCTATGTCAGATTCCATATAAACGATATTCATATTATCCATATACTCTGGCAGAAACATAACACGGCGATCCTGGCTATCTCCAAGAACGTCATCGATAGCAGAAGCTAAGGTAGGAGCATAAGTATCATCGTTGCGCCTTGCTACATAAATATCAAGATCCAGCATCAAGCTATCAATTTTATTCAGCGATTCTTCTGTTCCGTCATATGCCTTAGACACGCCTACGATATCTATACCAAGACCTACACAAGCCTCTTCTACATCCCATATCATACTTCTAAGGTCTTCTTCTGTATCAGCATTAACCCTGTTTAGAAAGGCTGATATACGAGCTCGTAATGACTCAGATCCAATAGGGCTGTAATAAGCATAATCTTGCAACTTTGATAATGACCGTCTCTTCCCTTCTACGATATTATTATCTTCTAAAGCCACAACCGGAACGATGTTCATATTCGAAAATTCGTTGAACAGCGACAAGGCAAAACTCTTATCCGACTGATATCTTTCAACTAACTCCGGATATGAATCAGATAAAGATTCGAAAGCAGCATCAAACTCTGAAGCAACACTAATACCTCCTACTGTATTTTTTATAACCTCGTAAACTTCAGCCGGATTATATGATGCTCTCTTTCCTAATTTATTGAAGACACCATTTTTATACACAACAGGACCGTATGGTTTTTCTACGGTTGTGAAGTAAGACTCTTTCCCGAGATCGTGTTCGTTATTGGAATAATCTAATAATAACCTCATAAAAGAGCTGACCTCATTAAGTACAGAAGGATTATCTAATATCCTACTTATCTCTGTCTCATTGTACAAGCCGGATCTCCTTAGATTTTCTTCATTTAGGATAAGATTACCATCCACATAAAAAGAGCTTCTAACTCTATTAATAAGAGATCGTATGCTATATATGGAATTGGATATCATAACATCTCTTACATCCTTAACATCCTGAGCCGTTAAAGGATCAGCAAAATAAGTCTGACGCTTCATATACGACAGCACATCTTCTAAAAGAGGTTCGCCATTGGAATCGGTGTTAAACATCTCCCCTGGAGCCGGGTTATTCCAATGACCGTAATACGACAAAAAACCAGGAGTGTAAGCCTTAGCCCATACCTGAAGGGCCCGCTCGCTGTTTCCTAATACTTTTAAAGCACTTTCGTAAAGAACGGAAGGCTCCCCGTTAGGAGCCTTAACCCGTTTTATTTCATTTTCCTTTTTTTCTATCTGACATTTGACACCCATTGTAATTAACTTTTTTGCAAAGTTAATTATAAAACCGACTTATACAATGACGGATCCCAAATTCCTTCTATATAAATCTCCGGAAAACTCAAACTGCCATCACGAAGAGTGGTGACTTCCAAGCTGGGAATGTTGAAAACAGTACTGGTATCACCAAACCCACCATTCAACTTGATAGCATTTCCGCTGTTATTAGCCTCATAATAAAAATAACAATAATTTTCATTAATGCTTGGATCATATTCGTACCAATATGTTAGATCTTGTATATGATCTTCTATGTTACCAATTTTGTTTCCACCTAATATAAAAATACCATTATTGCTATGATTATAAACCATAGATTCATAACCACCATAATTCCAATTACTATTAAACATTATGTAACTAACATCAGAATCATGATCTTTTAATACAGGTCCTATATGTATATGAATTTTATTAAACTGACATACATAAGGTCTTTTTCCTCCAAGCCTTTTTATATCTTCATTGGATAACTTATTATAACATCCTCCCACAAAATTATCCGCAGCATTAAAAAATCTCCTTCTCATACTTAACACTCCTTATTTAACTCATTTATCGAATCCGAATTATCAGAGCCTTCTACAAGATTCTTATTCCTATCTATCTCTTCCTGGCTCATATTACTAATCATATTTTGTATTTTCCTACCAGATTGAGATAAAGAACGGATGAATGCGCTGGAACTTATCTTAACTCCAAGATCCGGTTTTGCCCTAAACGCTTCACCGGTACTGATATTATACAAATCATACACACCTGAGTTCATATAGAATTTATATATCCAGTTTCCACCAGCTTTTTTGTACCCTAATTTGGTTAACTCGACTACACTCATACCAAATTTAATGCCATTACGACCCATTATCTTCTCCGGTATAGGTTCTACCTTAGCCGGAACAGATGTATATGCTTCATCGCCGCCGTACAGGAAATAAGGGGTTGTCACCCTTGATATGTGAGTAAGCGACTCTTCGGATATACGAGGTTCGTCTTTCGCAGCCTTAGATCCTTTCCTTAGATTGGATATTCTAATAAAAGGATCGTATGTCAAAAAGGTTAAGCCGTATTCTACTTTATAACCTGATACGCCGTTAAGGTCCCTTATAGCCTTAGTCGTATGCGAGTGATTGATGGTGTCTATACCATACCTTGATTCCATATCGGTCATAATACTATTAACCTCATCTCCCTCTACATAAACCTCTTCTCCTTCCGGGATAGAGGTTATGCCGGCAGCCCTTCTAAGTAACCATAAAGTAACTTCAGCAATGTCAGAGAACTTATCTCCGTTCTTCCTATAGTTATCTACTCTTCCTTCTTCAGATCCAGGTAATTCGACATTTCTTTCAACTTCGACATTTGTTCTGGATTGTCCTTTGCCTTCTCCATCTCCCTTTTTATCGCCATCTTCCTCAGTGCGTACTGCACCGCCTTCTGCACTTCCTTCTTTTCCATCATTTAAAATATTATATGATTCTGACTCTATAGACTCCACAACAGCATCATACTCTGGTATGCCGCTAAGGAAATCTGCTACGTTATTCAAAAACTCTATTTTTTCCTCGTTTGTCATATCAAGGCTTTCCACGGGCCTCCATATGGCAGGCAAGTTGTTTGATTTTATTGCAGTAGAAACATCTTCTACAGTTTTATTATCCACCGTAGGCAAAACTTTAGAAACCAAATTATTGATGTCAGATTCCATTTTTTCTACTTCCTCTTTTGTGCCATATTCCTTTAGGGTGTCCATGCCATTGACTCTAAGAGAATAATTCAAAGCCTTACTTGGAACAAAATTAATATATTTCAAAAAGTTTTTCAACTCTGATATAATTTGTTCGTCAGATCTTGGCCCAACATAATCAACCACCACCTGATCTGTTTGAGAACGAAGCCAAGAAACGTATTCATCTAAGGTCTTACCACCTTTCTTGGAAGGAGTGGATATCTTATCACCTACTGTTCCTTTAGGTTCTAATCCCATTTCCTCCTTAAGACTTTTAGGATTACCCCTCTCACGAAGAAACCTTAAGTCGCCTCCTACAATCTTCCTTGCTATAAAATCAAAAATATTAGCATAAGGCGGCAATCCTTCTTTTTCTATATGAGATTCTATTTCGTTTAACATAAGAGAGAAGTTTTTCCTGGAGGTACGCTTCTTGCCAGGTAAAGACTGTGCAGCTTGTGCCGCAGGAGCCGGCTGAGCTAATGGCGCCGGCTGAGTCCCCCGGACAGCCCCTTCCTCTGGCATTTCCTCTTCATAAACATCCACGTATTCTTTAGAAGTAACGGTCTTACCCTCATCAGAGAAAGGAAGAACATCCTCTATAAGTGATTTAGGTCTTGAAGATGATTTACCAAACTGAATCCTGATCTTAGGAGCAACAAACATCTCACCTTCGAAATCTATTCCAGATTCTACTTCAGACGTCACAATGTCTTTCACGCTCCTACTTCCATCTTCTACCCACTTAACAACATCAGGAACTGTAGATAATTCTTCTATAGCCTCACGAGCTTTTCTAAGACCTGAAATAGGATTCAAATACGATACTTGATACGAAGCCGGATCAAGACCTAACTTGGTTAGATACGCATTAAGATCTTGTATGTCATCTTGACCCATCTGCAACAATTCAGAGTCACCGGATTCAAACAGCATATCTATAAAAGAAATCCATTTCTGCCCTTCCTCTGATTCCACCGAACGTAGACTAACCGGGAAAAGATAATTAAGACCGTTTTTACCCTTGATAACAACTACCGGAACTCTTACATTTTTGTAATTATTTCCCTTGTCATTTAATATAGAATAAGCAAATGGGAAGCCTGTGTATTTAGATCCGTTCTTAAGCACGACTTTGCCATTTAATACATATCCTACATCAGATACTTTTTCAGCACCTTTTTCGGTAATAGGGAGATTTTCTACCTGGCCATATCCTTGACCGTTTACCTTCATGTTAAACACCGGTCTTCCGGGAAGAGTCTGGGCAACAACATGCGTGCCGACGCTGATGGTAGCCGACCGGCCAGCATCTTTCTTCCACTTGTTAAATGCCGTTCTTCTTATTTTACTTATACCGTCTATGCCTCCCGTATCAGCTTTTACAACAGAAACGAATCTGTTCCCACTCATGACCTTGATAACCATATTGGACACCAGTTTATTCTCAGCAGATTCTATTCTTTTTTTATCGCCGGACTGAACAGCATCATTGTATTCGGCAAAAAGAGACTGATTATAGGTATCATTTACATCTATTTCGAGATTAACCTTATCTCCTTTTTTCAAAGAAGATAATGCTTCCTGATCTATTTTATCTACCTCATTCTCTCCGAATCCAACACCCGTTCTGTATGGAACCAACTCATCTGAATCAAGACGCTTATAAACCAAAGAATATGAATTACCCACATCCTGAATAGACACATCTGTGTAAAGATTAAGAACACGAGCCGATTCTTTGTCTATAGACCATCTCGCATGATAAGGCAGTTCAATTATAGTAGCCGTTTCACCACCTATGTTAAGAGAATACCTTTTAGTGCCATTAGCGTTCGTTTCAGAGCTTATTTGAATAGGAACCAATGATTTTATGGAAGATATAAATTTATCGGCTCTAAGACCCGCAATTTCATACCTTTCATTGCCATCATTGGATATTCTTCTTACCATCAACGTCTCTGGATTCTGGGCGCTATCTATGTTGGCTCCCGGCGTATTGTCGGATTCATCTAACTCATTTACAAGAGAATCTATATTGGTATCATCCTCCCCGAAATTACTTAACGTAGATTCAGAGATACGACCTTTATCAATAATCCTGTTTTGCTCGATATAAGGAAGGAGGTCAGTGATATTTCCAACTTGGCCAAGATCTTCTATGGTAAATACCGAATCGGCAAGCTTATCTTCGTCAACTTTCTCCCCTTTGTCCCGTCTGTTCATTATATCAACATACGAAGAAATAGCATCATCAAGTTCCTTCCTTTGATCTGGTTCTAAATTGGATTTAGCCATATCAATAATAGCTTTATTATCCTCATACACAGATCGATGTTCAGTAAGTCTCTTAACTTTATCTGATAAATCTTTTATCATCTTAGCCGGACTGTCTCCAAGAAATGATATGTAATCATCAATATCCTGCTTGTATTTATCATATATCTCCTTCTCTCTTGGAGATAAAAGATCTTGATTACCTGTATATATCTTGTCTACTATACGCTCTCTAACCTCTATAGGTGCAGACGAAAGATCTTCCATAGCCAACTCATAATCAAAATCAGACAATATATCCTCTTTCGGTTTCTGAGTTATACCATCATTTAAATGACCAAATACTTTCATTGTAAATGCCTCATCTGAATCTATTTCACCATTGTTCAGGAGTTCATTTATTTTTTCATCTAAACTGATATTGTCTCCTTCCTGGTTCTGATAAAAACGATCACTTTCTATAGGCTTGGTATCGGATGACACCATATCATTTAAGAACTTAGAGAATAAAGAAAAATCGTGTCTCATAAATTTCTTATCCTGCATAGAGTTCATGAATGACCGTAGAACCTTATATTGGGTAATAGCTTGCTGGTATTTTACCACCATCTTTCTTAAATCCTCTGCTTCTTTCTTCCCCTTATTGTTCTCGATATAAGTGCTTAAAGAAGCAACAGAATCATAAGCTTTTAATATATCTTCAGCAGTTATCGTTTCAGATTTAAACAACTCAAGAGCTGATACTCCAGGATCAAAAGAATAAAATACTTCTTTATAACTACTAAGAAGATCTTCTGACAACCTTCTATATTCCTTATTAAGATTATCGTATTTAATAGTTTTTTGTTTTATAGCCTCTGCTTCGGTATCATTACCGTCCTCTACTCTTCTCGGAGTTGTAGCCAACCTCTCTATTTCAGCATTCAGATCATTGATCTCATTACGCAATTCCCTTAACTGATTAGCTGTATCAAAAGCTTGACTTGATAATGAATAAAACGTATTTATATCATCAAACAAATTATTGTCATTTACATAATCAGCAATATCATTTGATGTTTCCATTGCTATATCCTCTGCATCCAAGCCTTTAAATACAGCATTAGCAACATTAGACCGGTAAAGATCGGATGATGTTTCAGCAGTAACAGCCTCAGCGAAAGAAGAAGCTTTTTTATAATTGGCTAACTTCTTATCAAAATCTTTTATAATATCTTCCTTGTATTTTTTAACAGTTTCTTCATCTACTTTCATTTCAGAAGCCAACTCACTTTCGTCAAGGCTTTTAACCATTGACCTGAAATTGTTAGCCGTATCCTCTAACATTCCCATTCTGTCAGATAATTCAAATTTAGAATAATAATCTGATTCAGGATCATTCATTTGAGCATTAAATTCGGCTAAATTTCGCATAGAGTCTTTTACAGATTGAGAAGTAAAAGCATTATTACTATTAAATTTCTCAACATCAGTATTAATAGTACGCTCTTTATTTCTCCTTTCATATAAACCAAAAGCACCATTTCTGGCTCCAAATAAACCACCAATCAGGGCTCCTATGCCAATCTCTTTCAATCCTTCTTTGGTTGTAAATTGTTCAGCTATGGCCTTAGAAAAAGAATCAACTATAGAAGACGTAGCATCAAGATACGTCTTATCATATCTTGATCTAATAAAATCTTCCCCCATGCGCTGAGCAACACCTTGCATGCCTTCCTCCCATACACCTTCAGATATGGGTCTTTTAGATACATTCCAAACAGTAGCTAAGGATTTCTGGAATAAATTTGCTTTTACCGTCTGTAATCTTCCAGCATCACCCGCCACCTTCTTAGTTCCTAATCCAAACAAATAACGATCTACAAAACTCTTTGATCCCCTATATGTGTTTGATACACCCTTTAATCCAGGTATGTATTTAGAAGCAAAACCAGTGTCTACTCCAAGATATTTTCCCAGAAGAAGATAATTGGATAATCCAACTATACCCATATTAGCTAAGAATATGCTGTTTGCCGTATCGGAAATAGAACTCTTAAATTCAGCCATCTCAGACTGATTAGGATTCCGACCATACATATTTTTAAAATATTCCTTGTATTTACTTTCAGAGTCTTTCATGAAGGACTGAGCTTCCACGGCAGACTCCCAGCCGGCGCCCACAAACGTATTTACTCCTACCTTGGCCACATTGCCTATGGCCCTGCCGTACATCGCTCCTGCTCTATACGCTCCAAAAGCGGATTTTACAGCACTTGCCGCAATCTTAGACGCTGCCATCTTTCCGGCCACTCTCATCCCTACTTTAGCGCCAACAGCTCCAAGACTTGACACACCCATCCCACCTGTAAGGTAGGCAGACAGAATAGCGCCTGTCGTAAACGATAGACCATTTCCAATAACATCATTAAAAATAAAATTTGCAGTTCCAAGACTCTGCAAAAATCCCATATCACGCTCTTCTCTTGTATAATAATGAGGAAGAGAGTGGTTTATTCTTTCATCTATATCATTTATGGTCCGTGTAAAATCATTGTCAAATGCTGAAGATAACGTACCAGTCTTTATAAGATTATACGCAGCCGGGATAATACCTACTACTCCTGATACACCATATAATGCTGTTTTTGTGACAAGCTTCCCTATGCCATTAACAGCCTTATTCCAAGTAGTTTGCCTTCTTCCGTAATAATCTTCATTATCCCTTCCTGGCATATAACTTTTAAACTTTGCAAGACCGATGTTCCCATCGGATAAAAAGTCATATGCTTCATCTAACTTAATAGTTCTTCCTTTACCAAATACACCAAAATCAGCAGCAGATGACTGTTGATTACCAGCTATAACCTCACCATAAGACGTTTGTTTACCAGAATAAGTATTCCTTGATTTATCTTGAATAGATTTTATCATGGAATTTAACTTATTATAAGACTCCTCTTTCTTCTTTCTTGGATCATCTCCACCATTCAGAGCCGATTTTAGTCCAGAAAAAGATGTGTCTACATCAAAAGAAGTATCTATTCCGCTAATATCAGACCCTTTTTCTGAATCATCATCAGGATTTATGGCTGATACCGGGGGAGTATATGAACCTACTTTCATCCTCTCCATCTCTCTTTTTGCTCCCTCAATAAGAGAAGATTCTTCTTCATATCGCGTAGGAACTCCGGCATTATACCCTCTTAATCCAGTAGATGGTAAGAAACCTGATTTCTCTACCAATGTCTGTTCCTTATTTTCCATATATTATTCCCTATTTACACTATTCAACAACTTCATCAACTTGCCGTTTTTATTCAAAGACGTAGGCAAATTACCTCCTTCTTTTGCTGTCACCATATCCTTAATCTCTTCTGTTATGGCTGCCACAACAAAATCAACTATTTTTTTCTGAGGCGCAACAGCAAGTTCTTTAGACACATTATCCGCAAACCATACATTAGGAGTATCAAACGAATCTATTAACTCAGGTTTACCATTCTCCATAAGATAAAGCCTTGTCTCATATCCATAACCGTAACTTGTCTTAGGATCATAACCTTCAACCTTTACACCAAGCTTTCCACTGTTATCCAATATATCTTTAGCTGCATTAAGAAGCCAAATCTTTTGTTCTGGCATATCATCTAAATTATTACCAAATTTATTTATCATATCTGATAATACTTTCATCATTGAAGATACCGAAGCATAAGCAGGTGATATATCTGAATTTTCAAGCATCTTCGGATACCACATATTAGTATCACTTCCAAATGTGGGTCTTATAATACCACTTTCGTATCCACCTATATCGACAGAAGGAGTATTAATGCCAGGATCTATTCCACCTTTTATCAACTCCGTTTCAGACACCTCAACAATATCTATCTCTGTTCTTTCACCGGTATGATTAGCAACCAAACTATAAATCTTTTCTCCATTGTCGGCTATTCCAGATTCTGTCAAAGAAAATGATTCAATAGTTGCCGATGATGATTTAGATTTACCAACAGGATGCTCTGCCATTTTTTCAGTAAATAGATCCCTGAGAACGCCCATCTCTCTATAACCAGCCTCCTTGGAGGTTAATTTGGTTGAATACGTTACTGTGTTAGGTGAATACAGTTCGAGATATTCTTTACGTATCTCATTTATACCATCATCTTGAACCTTAGTTATTTGATCAGCTATATTAATATCACTTACTGCATAGTTTCCAACGCCCTCCATTCCACTAATAGAATACAGTGCATTAAAAAACACCTTTTCTTCACCATCCGAGAAACTATTTTTTACATCATCGTATTTTTTTAAGAAATACCTGCCACTTTTGCTATCCCTCTCAAATACTTTAGATAAATCAATGCCATCATTTTTCACCCTCTTTCTTATAGTAGCTATATCAGCAGGCGAGAATCCTTTTTCATAATATCTTACTCCAGATTCTACATCGCCGACTGTACCTCTATTTTTTCTTAAAATATCATTAAGGGATAACGCTGTAGCATAGGCTATATATTCTTCGGGTTTACCTCCTTCCTTCTGCGCGATCGCATTTGCTATTTCAGATACAATATTATCATAAATCTTATTCTCCTTCTTAATTCTATCATTCTCTATATCCATCTTGTCTACAGCGCTATTAAGCTGCATATAAGCATCTGTGGCAGCTTTTCTCTCTGCCATAGGTAGCTTATCAAACATATCATTAGAAAGACCTCCATTGTCCTTTATATACTTAAGAAGTTTTTCTTCATCCATAAGATACTTGTATCCTGATGTTTCATCCGTCATATTTCTTGATATGGCAGCTTGAATATTTTTCATGTTTTCAGCACCAAGGGCCGTAGATAGTCTACTTCCGGATGTTACAAGATCTGTATATGCCTTATTAAACTTCTTATGAGTTTCTTCTGATATGCTAATATTTTTAGTTTCGATAGGATTAGCTGAAATAGTTCCACCAGAGTTTGTGCCAACGCCCACCTGCATGGCTCGGCTTCCAGCTCTGCCGCCTGCCGCTCCTGCACCAGAGGACATAAGTTTTGCTATTCTGGCTTCATTAAGCCTATTCTGCATCTTCAGACGTTCTTCGTCTAATCCAAATCTGGCTTCATCCTTATTCTTACCATATTCAAACTCTGCAATATCCCTATTTCTTTCATATTCAAATTCTATCTTCCATTTTTCGAAATTCAAATTAGCTAATCTTTCCCTCTGATTATATTCTTTGGTTTTCCAGTAAAGCTCGTCGGCTTTGATTATGAAAGACGAATTATCATAAGCATATGAAGCAGCAGCATTATTAATAAAATTATTTTCAATAACCTTCATCGCTCCAAGATACGGATCGTAAGTCCTTTCATCCATTCTGCTAAATTCAGATTTCATAGAAGCTATTTCAGATTTGGCTCTCTTTATTTCATTTTCAACCATTTCTTTCTTTGCAGGATCAGAACCCAAACCGGAAAGATCGGCAGTAAGAGCATCAACATACCTCTGCTTATCACTTATCTGCTTATTCATAAAACCAAGAACAGAATCATACGAATATAAAGAGGGATTAGAGTCTACCATGTAAATAGCCTCCACCTGCATCTGCTGCCTTGCTTTATCTGATAACCCTGACAATGCAAAAGAAGCTATCTGTTCAGGAGTAAGCATATCCTTAGTTACTTCTTGTACTGCCCCGGTAGGATGACCATCCTTGTCAAGAATAGGAATCTGAACTTTAGCTCCTTTATGAAGCTTGCTTATAAAATCTATCCTATCTTTTAATTCCTTATTATAATCAGTATAAGGAGTATATTGAAGAGGAGCAAGACGGGAACCAGCCTTTCCATCATTCACCCATTCATTATACGGCTTTAAAGCCGCATAAGCATTCGCAGCAGAATAAAGTTCTGGATTATTTATTTGTAAATCAGATAGCATTTTATGCATTCTCCTGCCTTCTTTTGTGCCAGCAATCGCGTTAATGACCGTATCATCCAACACCGAACTGATCTCTCCTTGTATAGCTCTCGTAACACCATCAGAAGAAAGATCCACGCCTTTGAATTTTTGATTGATGTTAGCAATCACACCTGACATCTTATCTTCCATATAAGCGCGGGCTTCAGGCTTATCTATCTCTTGACCCATAAGATAATCCACCTGGGTATAGATCTTTTCACGAGCAGCATCAACCTTCTGCTGTTTGTACATCATAACATCCTTAACAAGATCTATGTTGTAAGGACTAACATACGGGGCATATTGCCTTAAAATACTATATTGTGAAGCCATCAGCTATTTCTCCTTCTCTTTTTATATTTATCTTCTTCATCATCCTCCAAGCTCTTCAAATAAGGTGTAGAATAATCACCCATATTCATCACATCCTGATTACCTTGAACGTAAATAATTTGACCACTTGGAAGCATTCTCATATTTGGAGCTATGGATGCTATGGTATTTAATGAAGTTCGAACATTAAACTTATTCTGTATCTCGCTGTTTATACTGTCATAATAACGAGCAAGATTTTCATCCCTTATAGCCATAGCTTTCAACAACCCAGATTCATAACGTTGCCTTTCTGCTATGTTCTTATCATCTGTCTGAACATAAGCCATTTCATTGAATCTATCAGCTTCGTTTATTTGCCTTGCGTTATTGAAATTTACTTCATTAACGTACTTAGCTATATTGCTTCCAGCTATGGCGTTCATATTAGCCAGAATAGCAGCTCGCTGGGAGTCGGGCACGTCACCTACTGCGTCTAACTGAGCCGATGTCGCGCGGTTGAGCTCGTTGATATACTGATCAGCAGATTGGAGAACTGGGTCTATACGTGGTGCTTGATGCCTCTCTAGACCTTCTATTTCCAAGCCAGTGTCAAGGGTTCTCAGCATTTCCGGGAAGATAGGACCGAACGCCGCCGGTCTGCCCTGTCCTTTAGGTCCGTTGTCTTCAACCACCTCCTCTGTATCGGTGTCGGTTGCAGTCGCAGGCGTACTTGCTTTCGGTTTTACCTCTATCCTTCCAGGAGATCCAATCTTAGGCGGTGTAAGGTCTGGTGCTATGGGACCGGCCTCAATAGGCTTCATTTCTGGTTTAACAGACTCAAGAACGAAGTCTATTTCCGGCATTAACCCACTATCTCTTAAAGCAACAAACTTATTATAATCGGAGCCCAGAATCTTCTTAGCGGCATCAGATTTATCACCAAATAAGTCAACATAATTCTTTATCCCTTTTTCGTTTAACAATCTTTTTTGCTCTGCCGAAACAACGTCCAATCCATAATAAGAACGGGTGGCTGTTGTCTGACCAAACTTATCATCTACGGCAAATGAATTATAAGCCTGATTACCTCCGTAGCTTCCGGCATCCTGGCCCCAGAATCCGTACTCATCTCTGAATTTCTTGGCTGCATCAGCATTCGTGATAGCACCTACATCAGCTAACGCCCACAATGCATTTAATTGCCTGTTATATCCTTTCTGAAAACCTTCTGTATCAAAATCACCATCCGTATTGTACTTGTTAGCCCATCGGTTTACGTCGAGCAAATTAGATACCGCCTTATTATTTACCCTGCCGTATCCTAAATTACTTCTATGTTGTAGATTCTGGTTGGCATTGACACTGGAATCAGGATTAAGAATCTGCTCACGACCGCTAACATCAGATACAGTCATATTAAGAGTTCGTCCAAATAACTGATTGATAAGCTTATTGTAGCCGATAGCATTCTTTCTAAGTTCCTCCAGCTCCTTCTGAGTAGGTCCACCTTCAGCCATTTTCCTGGTTTGCTTAACATACTCGTCATATATCCAGTTCTTGGCATCTGATTCTGCAATATTAAAAGCCTTGGCTTGTTTCTTTACCTGATTCAGATCAACAACCCCGCCATCCCTGAAGAAAGCATCCATCTTCTCGTTACGCTTAGATTCTTCCTGTTTACCATAAACGATTTCAGCGAAAGAACGAAATTGTGCTTCAAGTTCGTCTATCTCTTTCTGGTTTTCATTGACGTACTTGGAAAGAATAGAAGCATTAAGATTAGATGTATTTTTATCTTTTACATCTTCATTTTTCTCTAATCTCTTATATACACGCTCCTGATCTTCGTACTTATCAGACAAACCGATCTTTTTCTTATATCGATCAAGGAGTGTAGCATACGTATCTTTAGACGTTGCCTTAATACCGTAGTTTTCTCTAACGTAAGAGGCAAAATCATCATCTATCTTACGATAATCGGAAACAATATAAGCTTCCGGTAAATCAACTGGAGTGCCACCATCTTCATGTCTGTTACCTTTTGCCTCCATAGGCCCCACTGAATCAGGCGTCAGTACATACTCACCTTTTTCTATCTCTACATTCGCAGCATCTTCCATAGACTTGGGAAGAGGGTAAATATATTCGCCGGTCATATCAGACGTATCCATCTTCTGACCGTTACCTAAATTCACGCCACCGCCTTCACGTTCCCACTTGATGAATTGCTGACGACGCTCCTTGGCAAGTTTTTCCCTTGCAGCCTGCTCGTCTCTGCTGGCAGCATATGCAGCAGATGAAGCTCCCATGATATTACGGGTAAGACCTAATCCTAAACTAATACCAGACAAGGCGGCTTGAGCCACGTTAGCACCCACCTTATTACCGGCTCTTATCCGACCAAGGCTTGTACCGAACATTTGAGCCCTACTTCCAAGATCAGGCGAATAATATGGCATAGTCATAGGATCCATAGGATTACCATCTTGGGAACGCTTTTCTTTAGAAGAATCAGCATCAACACCACCTACATTCATTGCATCATTAACGACTGATTTCTCTACGTTTTTAACCATGCTCCTATTATCAGCGAGATATCCTGCATATCCTGCATCATTATTTTCAAAAAACTGATCGGATGTAGGCATACTACTAAATGGATTTATCTCCCCCTCCTCTGTTTCTAAAGTCACATCAGAAGGCATATATATATTCTGAATATCAGATTCACCCCATTTATTAACAGGCGTTCCATAATCAAGAATAGGCTGAGTAGAGGATACATTAATATCCTGTTTTTTATCCTGAACACTACCACCAGGAGCAAATACCGGACGATTTTTCACTATTCGTAATTTCATACCATCTTTTTTCACAAAGATAAGAGAAACGAACGAGAAAATCCAACGTTATGGGATACGTTTAAAAATCAATCATGTACGGCAGACAAACCGCCCGAATCAGGGTCGTACTTAAGACCGCATGCCCGGCGATAGTTCTTAAGCGCTCTCTTGTACAAAAACAGCACTGTCTTGGAAACTATTTTCTTCATAGATTTGGTTAAAACCTCTTCTGTTGAAACAGACATCAGACAGCTATTCAAAAACGACCTGACATTGGAACCGAACAAGATCTTCACCATTTTTCTAAACGTTCTAAAAAGATATGATGCAGAAAGAGACTTTAACCCATTGCGAACCAGTCTCTTATTCAAATACGAAACAGCCTTTTCAGATAGACAGAGCCTATTCTTTCCTTCGCTATCTACCTCTGATGAAAACCACGAATATAAAGTGGTAGGATGTTTCTTAAGGTGATTGATGAAGGAAGTCATTATCCCTTCTTTTAAAGCCCTTTTGTGGGCTACGCATGCAGCAATCTTCTCTTCTCTTTTTAAAGAGCTGTCAAGGCATCTAAACACCGTCCTATCGTCTCCGATGAAATACTGAGGACGTTCTTCCTTGAACTTAGCCCGATAAGCGGCATATCCTTCCTTACGAAGCATATCTATCTGAGACCGGATATAGAACCTTACACACTTTTCTTCAGCCTCTTGCACGCTTTTAAGATAAGGAACTGACTTTCTCCCATATCGAAGATAATCATAAACCATAGCCTCAATAAAGTCATTGTACGGAAAGAATCTTCCAAATCCAAAGTTCCAAACTATGAAACATCGCACTCTATCTTTCCAGTAATCAGATATGAGAAAATTACTACAATATCTCAACTTCCTGTTTTTCTGATAGAAATGATGAGTATGTTTGTCATAAAATAGATTAAAATATCTCAAATTGCCCAAACACTGACCGGCTGGACGGCGTACTACATTGTACCCTAAGTTGCTGAAGCTATTGTATATAACTTCTATCGGAGAGACCTGCTCTTTCTTGAAGAGCTTGTCGTGTAACTTGTGAGGATTCATTATTTCAGTTATTTTTGTCTCCATATTGTTTTTTTGTTTAGTGCAAATATATGATTTTATATAAAAAGAAGAAAATGCACTGCCTTGTATCCGGTTTGAGAGAAATAGGATACAAGGTTTTTTATTTTATGACGGTTTGGATAAGAGACAGGAAAACGACTCTGAACGTAACCGACTGACCGTCAGTGGTGGGACAACAAATCTTGAATTAAAACTACGCCTATGAATAGTCTCCGTTTTCCTTAATATTAAGACCATTTTCAATGATCTTACTCATTATATTATTTATATTATTTTATATACTTTACCATTTATTCATATAATTGTTTGCAGTGAATGAACTTAACGACTGAAGGGAGTTAAGTGAGTGAACGGATTGACAAATTACTTTTTCCGTCTATTGTATTGTTTGCCTAATTGTGTTAAAAGATTGAGTATCGTGACCGAAGGGAACGATGCGAAAGAACATATAATATTTAAAAACGACTGAACCTATCGACTGAAGGGAGATAGGTGATGGAGTGACGTTAATAATTATATTAGATAGCCAGTGGAGAATTAGGCAGGCTGGTAGGCGAGACGAGCGTCCATGCCCGTCAGGACAGTGGAAGTACGTAGGTCTGTTCTGTTAAACCAAGACGATGATAGTTCCATCCTTCACGAAATTGCACAAAAAAGCCGGATTATCTTGATATCGTTCTTCAACCTTCGGTATCCGCATAACGAGTCTCAAATCCGGCTTCGCTTTATTAATGAAGAAAAAAAATACCTCTTGTTCTAATTTTCGGTGACGCCTTTAATGCGAAGCTGTATATTGGGAAGCACGGCATTAATCAAAGCCATTTTCTTCTCCTCTTCGCTTTCTTTTTCATGCTGTCTATACATCATATTATAATCACTGTCATCACCATCCTTTTTCCCGTCTAACGTCAGTAAATGATTTATGATGTCTTTACCATACGTTTCAGTCCATGTACGGAATCTCTCTTCCTCGGACTGTCTCTCCTGGGACGGAGCTTCCGGGTTAGGGAGGGCGGCTGCCACTTCTACCTCTGGAAGTGTTACCGATGCTGCTATTTCTCCATCATCTCCGAATCCCATTTGACCATACGAAGATACGGAATTTTCTTCAATATCCAAACCAAGATTTTTAGCAACCTCCATAGCATAGTTATAACGGTCATCGTTTCTTATAACACTCTTATGAGGACGTCCTGCTCCTTGGTTCCAAGCTACTACTGCATCCTTAAGGTTATCGGCGTTCATAAAATCCTGCCGGCTGTAGTTGTAATATCCTGGTCCTTCTTTTCCTTTTCTTGTGTATAAGAAATTAGAATATCCGGTTTTCCCTTCGTATTCGTCAGCCAAAAACTCAAGTTGGTCTTTGAATGTGGGTGTAGAATGACCTTTCTTTTTGGCGTGCTTGAATAACTTATCCATGCGCTCATTATGCCATTGTTGTATGCCGTATGATGTTCTGTTGTCTCCATATATGTCATCTTTAAGACCGGATTCAGCCATGAGATTGCCTATGATGGCTAGCGCCTGTATCTTAGACATGCCGCGCTTATTAGTAAAGTAATCATATGCTTCACGCTGCTTGCCAATTACGCCACCTTCTTCAGCAAACACAATGCTTTTACTCGGTTTATCGTTTTCATAGAAATACATGAATTTCCTACTTGGAATCCTGTGTGATGCATCTTTCGGATCTCCGTATTCTTTTTTATGATCAATAAAACGAAAACCAGCTTTGTATGGAGTAAGCTTCCCTCCGTTTCTTTTCTTTTCTTTTTTAGGATTAGCAATCTTATCCCCTACATAGTAGGCCCCTAATCCCACCGAGGCGTGATCTGTTATCCATTTGGCAGCCTTTTTATAGTCTGATATGGATTCAAAATATTCTTTCATCTCATTATCATACCCATAATCCTTCAAGTAATTTCTGGCTGCATATTCTAACATTTCAGGCGTCACTTCTTGAGCATCATCGGTCAAACCAAAATAATTTTTAATCTGAGTTCCTCTGGCCGCCATTTCCGTAAAATGATCCTCTTTGAAATAATCTTTTACTTCATCATCATCTATCTTATTCAAATCAAATCCGTTTTTATCTGCGCCTGAATCTGGATAATGAATTTTGTGTTCCACTTCATGACTTTTCACAAAATTCTCTACATCCTTGTTAGATATATTGGGGTTTCCTTCGAGAAATAAATCAATGAACTTATCAACGTTTTTAGACCTGATTATATTTCCATTTAATACCCCATATCCAGATATTTCATCTATTATCTCCCTTATCTCATCATCAGAGTATTCATCTCCTAAAAAATACTTTGCATCCCTGAAAACTTTCGGATCATCCCAATCATATATGTTGGTATCAAGCATATCCGGATCTGGCTCCCCATTTTTCATCCTTAACCTCTCCCCAGTAAGCCTTTCATAGGCTCCAGAGAAAAGTCGCTTTTTATGATTTTCCCATGCCTCGCCTATAGGAGATGCTGGTTTAGCATATTCAGGCAACGATCCTAAAAGTTCTTTATCTCTTTGAGATAGTTTTTTAGTAGCTCTTTTCGCTTGCATTGCTTTTTTCGATATACCTCCTACAAAAGGAATAAGACCCATAGCGGCCATAACCATTCCAAGCGCATCTCTATCTATGAAAGAATCATACGCATCCTTGACGTCCATTATATCACCTACTACAGGAATGCCTCCAGCTACAATTTCGTTGATATCCACGCCATCAACAGGGATCGTGCCATAATTAGCATTTTCATTTATTCCGCTTGACCCTACTGATGTATTATCCTTAGATGCAATGTACCTATATTTAGATCCGTTTTCTTCATCTACGGCTCCTCCTTCTTTTTTTATATTGGTATTGTATCTCTTTCCATTCCATGTAAATTCCTTAAGACCTCTTTTCCTGGCTTCTTTAAAGGCTTCGCCTCTTGTAGTGGAAATCGGGTCTTGTAATTCAAGATCGTTTTTTATGTCAAGAATAGCATCAATAATACTATTATTCTTTTTATCAGCATCATCTGAATTATTAACATTATCCGTAACATAAGATTGGCTTATCAAGTTTGATACGCTCTTTCTGTTTTTATAAGTCCCTTCTTTATCTGATGGAGCTTCAAAAGCATATACAAGTGGATACGAATAATCCGTATCTGGATCTTCTGACATAAATTCGTTTACTGCATGAATAGCTTTTTTGTATTTAGTATCTTTTATACTATACTTCCCAGCATCTTGAACATGATCATAAAATCTGTCTATCATATAGTTGATATATCCACGCTTATCGCTCTTAAATCTCTCTTTATCTCTTTCAAACTCTTTTGGCGGATATCTTTTGTAATATTCTTGAAAAAGTCCCCTAAATTTTCCATCCTCAGATACAGCGTAGGGGTTTCCACCAGATTCTTCAATAATATTTCCAAGTACGGCTTCTATCTGGCGTTGATTAAAACCTTTATCATATAAAGCATCATAGATCATATTCATCCCTTCTACGTCCATAGTACGATGCTTACCCTTACCCACACGCTTCATATTTTCATATTTGGATTTGAATAAATCCCAATCTATTTCCGGCTTAGAAGAATCCCCTCCTTGTTTTTTGGATCTTATCTCCATCCTTTTATCCAAATCATTCTTTGAATCAATAATGGATCTAAACAGGATCTTGTTTGGATCATTCTCTTCGTATGGGATTTTATCTTCTACATAATCCCTTATTTCAAAAGGATATCCTATTGTATCAAGAGTCTTAGTAACAACCCCAACACCAAAAGGTTGATCGCTTCTATAAAAATCGTACTTATCTTTCACAACCATCCTACCTCTATCATCACGGTACATGGTAAAACTTGATAAGCCTGATAAATCATTTAAATCTCCGTAAGCATCCGGTATAAAATTATATTCGTTAAATACCTGATGTTCCCCGGTTCTGGCTTTTTTTAAGAGATCTATACCCTCTTCTACCATTCCAAGTTTCCTGCTCGTTACATCCCTTAACTCCTCCAAATCAGATACGTCCTTGCCTGCAACTTTTCCATCAATTATCTTATTATCTAAGGAATCAAGCTCCTTCCCATATTTTTTAGCCATTTTCTCCCACCCACCATTTATCCTGTCAGATATAATGGATTTGATATTATCTGGTATTCTAACAATCCCGTTTTCCTCTTTCAGGTTATTTGGTTGGTTTAAGAATCTAAACCAAAGATTCTGACTAAAATCATCTACATTGGCTTTCGGAACATCTTGACCAAAAAATTCCATTATTTTAGTTTTTAATCCTCTTTCGTTAGCATACACATCAGGTGTTATATTAGATGCCAGATATTCTCTAAGTTTTACAAACGGACCAATTTTATTCCATAATGTTTTTGGTTGTTTGTCCTTTACATAATTTTTAGTTTTCTTTGCCATCTTTTTCTTCCTCTAAGAATCCAAACATTTCATCTGCGCAATTACCAACAAATCCGGCTATGTAAGCTGCGTGTTCATCTTCTCCCACTTTAAAACCAAGAGACATATTACAATGTTGGCATACCGACATAGCTGCATGAAATGATTCATGACATATGTTTTGTATAGTCATATCATTCTCACTTTGAAAATTCCATAATAACTTAAAAGCTCTATCATCTCTCTTATCACGAACAAGATTCATAAAAGATACTTCTGAATCTAAATCGCCTTCATCTCCCCATTCTCCTTCATGATCCAATTCTGCATTCTCGAAACGATCACACAATGTTTTGTAATCTAACCCTACGGTGATAATCAACTTTAGTGGATATATCACAAAATCAAATTCTTTTTCTTTCATTCTTTTTTTTTTCAACAAATGTAAATAAATAGCCGAAGAATGCCACCATTCATTCTCCGGCTTATTATGATAAATCTCTTCTTATGAAAACAGTATGAATGTAAGATTTAAATCTTAATCTTCCTAATTTCCTCAACCATATTCTTATATCCGCAGAACTTGCTGTTAATAACATCGAAGATAGATTCTGACCAACCAGCTATGTTCAAGATATTAGATCCTTTGTAAAACATCTCACTTCCATATCCTTGAATAGAAATAGAAACGATCTTGCAATTTGGATTCACTTTCTTGAACCCTTTCAAAAGTTCGGCGAATTTGCCATATCCATAACTGGAACTTTTCTCCCATACAACAGATTCACCGTCTCCTATCTGCATATCTGAAATAACGTACAAGTTATCTACTTTGATCTTATCTTTAACGCACTTATCTAAAAACACAAAAAGACCGTTTTCTGTAGCACCACCGCATTCTCCTCCGTCAGTAAAAGATTTTTTGTTATTCCATAAAACACCTTTACTTCTATCATATTCGTAATTGATAAGTTTGTCACCAAACATACCAATAAATACGTCAGGAAGCACAGAAGCAATCATACAGCCAAATAAGTTACCAATGACAGCCGTACTTGTTTTGCTAAAGGCAGACACCTCAGAAGATCCTCCCATATCTCCACGTACAGAGCCAGAGTGGTCAATCAGGATAGCCGACCGCCCCTCCAATACCGGCAGGTTCTTGCAGGAGATGGTTATGGCTTTCTCCAACGCATCTAAAATCTTATATTTATTACGAGCTGTTAATTTAGCACGTTTTTTATCCGACTCAAATACAATATCATTTTCGGAATCATCAGTGCCTATATTTTCAACCTCTTTGAAAGCTGAAGCAAAACGGAAAGGAAGCATCTTCGAATTAAGCACCTTCTCTTCTATTGTAAGCTGCCTACAAACTTCATCTATTTGATCAGGCGCGTATTTGATTATGTTTACAAGGTTACGAACCATATTAAAAATAGGCATACCTTTTACATTAGAAACCACGTCCCGAATAGCGTCACCTAAAGCTTCTTTCTTTTCCTTATTGTCTTTCTTGTCCTGTCCGGCTTTAGACATTTCTTTTTCAAGAATCTTGCTTTCGTATAATCCAGACAAAGACCGACCTTCTATAAGGTACTGGAAAGCCGTTTTGTTAGCCTGATTGCCTTTAGGGTGAAATAAGTTTACTAAGTCAACCATAGTAATGACCCTACTGTCCATCTTATACTTATCAATCCGATACGGATCAAGACCTTCCAAAGCCGTCTTAAATCCTTTCTTAATAGCGCTGGATATTCCTCTTAACTTCTTTGGATTTTTGTCGTTAAGAGCCGCATAGCAGCCAAGGATTTCGCTCATATCATCAGGACGCATAACGATCTTATTATAGAACCTTGAAGCCCATTCCTTACCCGATGCTTTGCTGGCAAGGACAGAAGCCATAAGATGCGTTACCGACCTAAGCTTTCCTTCTTTCCTGACATACAATGCTGTTTGTGCTGCGAAATATGGATCTACTTGATCCATAAGGTCCTTAATCCTGTTCACCTTGTCTTTTTCTTTCTCATAATAAGAATCAGACAACATGGTAGTCATTACCGTAGATACCAACTCTTCTTCTGCGTTAGGCTTATACGCCTTCTCTCCCATGTGATTCACGATCGTAGGTTTAACACCTTCATCCTTTTTGTTAAACTTTCCCATTTGTTGTTGTTTTCTTTAAAGTGTTATACAAAAAAAGCAGTGATATTACTACCACTGCTTGAAAAAAAAAATATATCAAAATGAATACTCAATGAGGGAAAACCTGAAGTTAGTGTAAACAATGAAATAATGGATTTGAACCATCGACCTATACTTTAAAAGAGTATCGCTCTATCCATCTGAGCTAAATTCGAAGTAACTAACCCCATCACCACTCATTAGTTTTTATGTATTTCAAACAGAGGAAAAACGGAGCCGGATAATTAAAATGAAAATATTGGATTCGAACCAATGAAAAGTATTTTAACAGAATACCGCGTTATCCACTACGCTAATTTTCGAAGTAACCGAACTCCTCACCATCTATATATTTTATTAAAACAGGTAAAACCTGGAATGTGTTTTGATATGAAAGGAGGTTTTGATCTACCAACTGATCTAATTTTTCTTACATGAAAAATATAGGACTCGAACCTATGACACAAACCGAAGTATCACCTTCCATCACCACTGTTTTATATCATAATCTCTCTTGATTACGATGCAAATATAGACACTAAAATATGATTTACAAATTAAAATGATTTAAAATGTATTAATTTAGATAAATAAATGTAGTGAATAATATAAAGTGGTTATACACAGCCTTGCACTTAAAAGTATTACCCTCTACTTGCTAATAGGCAGAGGGTAATACGATATTATCTATTCTTAATCTTATCTTCAGAAATCAACCACTGGAATATAATCTTTCGGTTGCTAATTACTTTCTTTATCCTCATCAGCATCCAGCTACCACGCAACCTATCCAGCCATGACCGTCTGAAATTAAGAGAATCAGGATTAACTGACTTATTTATATCGTTATCGTCCTTGATCCAAATAGGGGTCTCTGACCGGTCATCGTCAACCCTGTTGAAGAAGTCATTTAACTTATGTCTTCTATATACCTCAGTATCCAGGACCTCAGTATAGTCGCCTACGATCTTCGGATACGATATACGTTGCGCTAAATTATTCTTTTCTTCTGGAACAAGATGAATTTCACCTGAGTTGTTTGTGTCGTTGTAGATAGTTATCGTATCTAAACCTACTTTCCTGTCAAGAGTGTAATTCACATCATCGACGTATTTCCTTGCATCAAGCTCGTATTCTACAGAAGCCAACGTAGAACCGTTATATTTCTCTTTTATCGGCACTTCTAATATAAATGGATATGTTGTTCCATAAAATGTTTGGAAGCTTTTATTCGTCAGCAAATGGCTCCATAGACCACCTTCTTCATCTGATGCCGGGAAGTTTATTCCTGTCTGGAAATATTGCTGCTGCTCTATATAATAGTCAGGGCAGAATGAGTAATACGATATCCATTCTTGCTTCAGACACGAATATCCGATAGTGAACGACACGTCCTTGAAATACTGTTCGTCTTTTAAGGATATTTCCTTATCGTTTGACAACACCTCTGTTTCATTATACAAGAACCTTCCACCATCATATTTATAATATGCCGGGTTCTTAACAGGTATATAATCTTTTTTCGTGATAAGTGCCCTCTTATACCTATTATCCCATCCAAGAGACAGACCAAGACCGATAAATTTGTTATCCGTATCTTCTTCTGTCATTTCTGCACCGGTCAAGATATTAGTTATTCCGTATCTAAGAATCTTAAACGGAAGATGACGCTTAAGCCAATGTCTGATACCTACACTAAGTTCCTTAAGATTACGTCCGTTCGGATCGGTCATAAACACCTGTGCTCTTTTAGTATCTACCCAGAAATGACCAAATTCTGAACTAATTATTTCAGTACTCTGGGTTCCAGAATAACCAAGGTCGGTCGTGTTGTACTCCAGAGGCCGGGACGCGAACAGACCGCCGGTGCCCATCTCGGCCTGCCCTGGGGAGGTGCGCTCCTTGATTACGTCTATGGCGTTATGGAGTGAAACCTGATCCTCGAATCTGACAAGAATCTGATCGGATTCAATACGCTTCATGTGAATAAGCTTCCCGTTGCTGGTTGGGAACTCATGATAGTCCATAGGCTTGTACGTCAGCCACGGATCTGTTTGGCTGTTTTCAGATACATCAGCCCTACTCCATATAACACCATTAGGACGTTGGTAAGCACAATCATAAAAACGACGTTCGTATGTCGCCGGCAATACATTAGGTGTCAATGTCATTCTTGATGAGTAGATAGGACTTATCTTATAATCATTATCCCTATGGATAGATACGTTCTTTTCTTGTGTCCACCAAGCAAAATCACCATGAGCCGGATAAAACCATTCATGAGGCTCTACTCCTTCTAATCGGAAATTGCAGTTTATTTCCGATTCTACAAGGAATTGAGGAATACCATAAGACCACAAGTAGAATCTACCATCCACGTATTTCTTAGCCTCGTTCTCACCATTTAAATTATACAAACTTTTTCTATTTGGATAAAAAGAATACGTTCCTTTGCTTGATGATGTCCAGCTATTAAAACGTTCGTTGTCAGTATGCTCAAGCATATCTTCTCCAGTATCGTAATTAACGAAATACTTAGGGAATCCAACATTCCGGTAATCATTGTAAGCAAATGGTATCATATCTCCTATACCAAAAGCAGTATTATAAAAAAATGGGAATTTCCGCTTCATGGAAAACCTCGATATGTAGGTGTCACCGCCAAACAGCGGTTGCTTCCCTCCTTGGAAGAATCCACATCCTCCTACTGATATCCATTTTATGTCTTCTATAGCTCCATACTGATCGGGCCTGTACCGCATAAGCTTCATATACGGAGAACAGATATAAGACAACATCTTCGTCCTTTCAAAAGACTCTTTAGATCCAGCATCAGAAGCTATAATAACAGGATCATGGATACGACTTGTATCATATACCTGGGCTTGCATAGGATACGATACAAGATACTTTGAATTTAAGATACTCGTATCAGGATCCTTTTCTCCTGGATCTCCAAAAGACAAGAACATGGAAGATTCTCTATCTATGTTATTTACAAACAAGAAATCTTTTGAAGCGTTTTGGTTATCATCACCCACGTCTTCTCCAGTAACCCAAGATGATGTAGTAGACGGATCGGATATGGGGTACATACCTGATTTAAGACTCTTGGTGTTAGCCAATCCTCTTAATCTGTTTTGCTCATATGGAGCCGTATCATCGAAGCCCATCATGCTATTATAGTAACCTACAGACGTATAATAAAAAGCATGATTCCTTCTTGGGCCATTGTTTATGAATGTCGTGAGCCAATCATATCTGTACTTACCATACAATACTGGCCTTTTGGCAAGCGTATCAGATATGGTGGCAATCATTGAAGCAAAGATCATCGCCATGTTGATATTGCCTATAACACCTATATACGCAGACGTAGAACGGTTCATAAGCTCTTCTGCTATCTGAGAAGCTATAGTAGCCGTGGATTCGATGTTGGCTAACGTGGCCGCCATCTTATATGATTGTTTTCCTAATATCGTCCATTTGGGATGATCTTCAACCTCATCAAAGTTCCCTACAGACATTCCTCTTATAAAACCTTCTATAGCTACCTCCGTAGGAGTCTCAGGCTTATTGAAATAAATATCAGGAGAACTAAATGCATACCATACGTTTCCTCTTCTGAAAAATGGATGGGTTATAAACGATACCCTTTTTTCAGTTGCGTAATTAAAAGAGTCATCCGATAAATCATTATACGGATAATTAGGATACAGATTAAGATTCGAGTTTTGACCTGAATATTTGTACATGTCGTAAGCTATTCCGGTAGCTATAACAGAACGATTAAGACGTCTGTCACCTCTATATATTTCATAGCCTGTAACCATATCTCGTTGCTCTTTGGTTATCAATCCTGAATCTACAGCAAAATCAAGGAAGACGTTAATCATATCCTCGTCTACTAATATTCCTATAGGATAAATATCAGAAGGGACATCATAAGATCTCACATCCCGGTTCATAAAAAGCATATGATCGTTGTCTGGGAACTTGTAGTGCCGGATAGGTTGTTGGCAAAAGACGGTACTGGTATCTACTGTACCATATTTATGACCTTTAAAAGACATCATTCCCTTATCATCCGTAGAAGGGGAACCGTAGTATTCAGTAAGCTTAGATACGATATTGTCGTAGGCTTTCTTGAAATTGCCTTCATATCCATGATCACTTATCTTAACCTTACTACTGTCATACAGTTCAAAATTAGCAGGATACTTCTCAGACGATTCCCAGTAAGCGAAATCACCGTACTTATATTTCCTTGGAGCACAGTTTATGGGGCGATCCCCGCATATCGTACACTGGCTGGCGTATTCTACAGTAGCCCTTAACGATATTTCTTTGGCTCGTACATTTATCCGGTCTATTTCCTTTTCTCTGATACCAAAAATATATGGGTATATAGTTTTACCAAGGACGTAAGATGTGCCTACCAAACCTCTTGACGGATTCTTGCTATGTTCTTCTTCTCCATCGTCTTTAACCTTACAGAAATCAATTTGTCGGACGGTAAAAATCCAAGGGCATGATACGATAGGGCAGTCTATGGCTACATACAATCCATCAGGGTACTTATCGAAGAAAGATTCGCCTATGTGCCCAAAGTAAGGACGGGATGCTCCAACAATAACATAATTATCGCCTTCATCCATGACCTTCTCCCAATCAAAGTTGAGATCATCCTTATCTATCTTCCTATTGCTTCCTTTGTATCTTGGATCTAATGATTTCCAAAAAGAAAGACGGACATATTGTGTGGACACAGCATCCATAAGACCATCTATCTTCCCCAAAGATTCCAGATAAAGAACTTTGTCCTTGGCCGGGAAATCAGGATCATCCCATTCTTCAGGTCTTGTAATATGAAGGAAACGGGCGTTACGAAGCACGCATTTCGTAAACCTCCATACCAATAACTCTGATGTAAACATCGTAGAACCTTTAACATCTTCAGGAATAAGAGCACCTACGTTATTGTCAGCCAAATTAGCATAAGAATCCCATGTCCATCCATCTCCGTAATCTCCTTCTGGTACGTAACCGGTATCAAGGAAATTATATGAATAATCATCTATCTTTTTCTCTATCTCAGGCCAGGTGTCCCTTATCAGGGCTCCAGGCGCTATCCTTGACCTGTAGGCGTCGTTGTGGATAGTACTCGAAGAACGTCCGGCCCTCCAGTCCGGAAGACAGTGGTTGCTATCTGGGAAACAAACCTTACTTTCTCCTTTATCATCATTCCACACATCATTCATAAGAAGGTATGCTCCAAGAAGTGTAGAAGATGACTGGAATGAGTTATAATCGCTTCTGGCAACAGTAGGATTAAGACAAGGCTCTTCTATAAAACATCCGCAAGTACACGGCATAGAATCCAGAACATAAATAGCTTCGGCTATAGACTGTAATATAACAGACGGTTGTAACAGAGAATCGTACACAGCGCACGCCTTGGTCCCGTCATCACCCGACCAGTATCCAGCCCAATGACCGCCATCTTCGTCATCGGCAAAGAAATACTTATCCATGAACTCTATCATCTGTTCCTGTAGTTCCCAGTTAAATAGCACAGAATACTTATCTTGCTTTTCACCGCCGGTAGTATATAGGTAGTCGGTGGATACGTGCTCCATATCCTCAAGATCCTTATACGTATATTCTTCACGGAAACCTACAATACGATCTACCGGAGCTGTAATAAGCGAATACTGGCGGTGCGCATCAGTACACTCGGCTCCAAACTCAGGAGCCTCGATACCATCTATAGCTTCTTTTTGTTCCTCTGTATTAGGATCATCAGGATCTCCGTAGCTGTTGAATATATCGCATATTTCGTTGGCAGCAGCATTATTAGGTTCTTCTGTAGCGGTATTACATGCGATGTCTTTTATATTAGATGAAAAATAATTAATCACCTCATCTATTATAATCTGACTTCTGAATGTAAAACTAACGTTCGTATAAGTCTTAAAATCATTTTGCAATGTTATGGTTTGACCGATAGTAGCCGGATTCTTACATTCTTCTTGTCCGGTTTCTTCATCATCAAAATCCTTCGGATCTCCTGCCGTATTATAATACTGCCACTTGAATTTACGCTCTTGCCCTGAGCAAGGAGGAGCATATTGGTTTATGGACTTATATACTCTATCAGTATCCTTGTTTTCTATTTCTGCCGCAGCATCTTTGTAAGGGGGAGGTATTAACACAAATGCCGGAGTTTTGTAACCGTTGGAGCATTTAAAAGAAATAGCAAACGGATACACTTCATTTCTCATATACCCTACATACAGCGAACAGGCATTACCATCCTTATACAGATCTTCGTGAGCTACCGATGCCTGCCATTGAAGGAAATGGCCCATGAGGGAAACTACAGGTTGCAAATTCCATTCTTTTTCCGCCGTAAGACCATATTGAAGAAGACGATTCCCGACAGCTACAATCCCCCTTGATGTATTATACACAGGTTTTTTTAAGGATATGTGTTCGAATGTAGTTCGTTTATTATTTAGGTCCGAATAATATAAGATCGTTTTTTCAGACACCGGGTGAATACCTTCTACAAAATAGTCAACAACCGGTTGGGTTTCTCCGTTGTATCCTACTGTGTTTTGAATGATAACAACCTTAAAATATTCAACTTGACGATCTATGTTAGATACGACAAACCTAATACCTAAATTAGTACGTTCTCCCCATTTGCCATCTTTTTGAGTAATATACTGTTCATCGAATATAGGGACAGGATTAGTGGGATTAGAATAACTTCCAAGCTCGTTTCCAAACTCGTCACAAGGAGCCACAGTAGCCTGGTAGACACCTGAGCGCAGACTGCCCCCATACTCTATCTGAGCCGGCTCTATGCACATGGGTTTGAGTAGAGGGAACACCCTAAGTTTCTCACATGCCAGAAAACAACCATTTTCCTGCATGAATTTGTCTCTATCATATTCTTTATCGCATATCTTATACCCATGATAATGATACCAAATATCTCCTTCATCATCCGCCGTCAGAGCCTTGTCTACAATAACATACCTGGGAGGATTATAATCGTCAGTCCAGTAAATACATTTCCCACATTTCTCTGTCTTTATTTCTATGGTTTTTATAGGATGATAGATAGAGAACTTAAGGCACGGATCTTGCTCGTTGTCTTCCAGCAAGGTCTTCATGCCAGAACACAACGACTCCGATCCTTCTACCATAGACTCTATATCGGAATCGGATAAGATACTTGTATCGGATTCAGGCTTGAAATAAGTTATCTTAGATACGCCTGTTTCAGGATTTGTTATAAAAAAATAGATATTGCCCGAAGTAAGATCATTCTTGTAACCAATAACCTTAAACCCATCGAAATCAATGCATTTAAGATTACTGTGCTCGTTAGATCTCATCCCAACATTACCATCCTCGGATTCGATGTTGGCATTCAAGGCAAACGTATAATGCTGATCCGTAAGACTCGACGGATGCAGATCTCGGTTCATACCTGTTTGAGGAACCGCTATGTTTCTGTTATCTTCTGCTGCCATTTTATAACTGTTTGTCACAAAGATAGCAAAAGAGATTTAATCATGGATTTCTAAAGTAGGTGAAGAAAAGAAATACATTTTCAGTCTCCTACTTTATCGACCACACCTACATAAAAATCGGGGATAGGATTATCATTGAAATTTATTATTTGAATATCAATATAATTATAGAAATAATTATCAACTGGATCCATTATCGTCACATTACTTTCTAAAACCCCGTCTTTGTATGAATACAGTTCCTCATGTTCGGAATCAATGTAAAAAATATATCTTGGTAAATCCTGGGTATTAACTGTTAGATGATTATTAAACAAACTGCATTTAGAATGATCAGCAGACAGAAGTAACAATAGAAACGTATATGCAGACTTATCTCTTATTATAATATCACGATTAGATGATACATTAGACAAAACTTTGGATAAATCAAATTCTCCAAAACTTATCTTGAATTTCTTTCTTCTTATTGGAGTTATATATACTGGACTATTAACTACAATATTATTCCATTGAAATTGACTCCCTTCCATTACAGGAGAGAAACAATTACCCCATAGCCATATTAACATTTTCAAATCTTCGTCTCATAACATCTACTTACGATTTATATCTTCTACCCCTAATTAACACAGTACCATCACCGCCGGCTCCGGCATAAACCATAGAGTATCTGACGCCGCCTCCTCCGCCGCCATAACCTCCTCCTCCTTTACCAGATCCGCTTGTTGGTCCCCCTGTGCCAGATCCTTCACTGTAATCAGATATTCCTCCTTGGAATACTACCCCAGTGTTAGTTTCTCCACTTCCGCCACCGGCATTTCTTTTACCGCCGGATTCTCCAAAATCTCTGGTAGTATGACCTTGACCTTTGATTACTCCATACTCTTCTCCATTGGTGTCTCCACCATCCGAAGCACCATCTTGCGTATATGACGAACTGCCGGCACTACCACCATCTCCTCCCCTCCACTTATTAGCTCCCTTTCCTCCATTTGCTCTATAAGACGAACTCATGAATTGAGAATAACCACCATCCTTACCAGGAAAATTTTGTTCGGCTTGATAAACCTTTGCTCCTCCTTCTCCTACTGTTATAGAAATAGATTGACCAGGTTTTACAGCAATAGCTTCTCCGTCTTTCCAGCCTTTGTTATCAGATTTGAAGGTCTTGGTATAACCACCTCCACCGCCGGCAGAGCTGCCACTACCACCTCCACCAACTAAAAAGACGTCTACGGAAAAACAGCCTTCAGGAACTATCCATGTGTAATTGCCAGCCGGATAAAACCTTATAAGAAAGTCTTCAAGCTCCCTGTCTTTATATTCGAATCTCCTCCTCATAATTTACACAAATATATAAAAAAAATCATTGTGATATATACTACTCTCTGTTGCAGAAGTAACACAATCAACATCTTCATCTGCATTATTAATAAGATCTCTCATTCCATCGTATCTATTAGAAAACCTAATTTCCGCAACACTTTTGTACAAGAATAATTTAAAGCACTGAGTAGTAATGTATTACCCAGTGCTTTGTCATGTCAGAAGATTCACTTAACTTCGTGTTGCAATAAAAATCAAACCAATCTTCAGCAGACATGGCTAAAGTACAAATAAAATTCGATTCAATCACACCTTTTGGCGGAATATTTTCAATCATGGAGCAATTTGATGCTCTTTTATCGGACGTAATCGACTCCACATTAGGACTGCGTAGCAGAACCTATGGTTACCAATACAGTGAAATCATCCGTTCTCTCATGTGCGTATTCTTCTGTGGCGGCTCGTGCATTGAAGACATATCCACTCATCTCATGCCCCATCTTTCCCTGCATCCCAAACTTAAAACCTGCAGCGCAGACACGATTCTTCGCGCCATAAAAGAACTGACTACAGACAACATAACGTATTCATCTCCAGACTCAGGTAAATCATATGACTTCAATACAGCTGACACAATGAACGAATTGTTGGTCAAGTCTCTCATTGCTACCGGAGAATTATGTCAGGAGCAGGGTTACGATCTGGATTTTGACCACCAGTTCATTGAAACGGAGAAGTATGATGCCAAACGTACATACAAGAAGTTCACAGGATACAGCCCGGGAGTGGCCGTTATAGGTGACCATATTGTCGGCATTGAAAATCGGGATGGCAACACGAATGTCCGGTTCTGCCAGCAGTGTACATTGGAAAGAATCTTCACCAGGCTGGAATGTAACGGCATTCATATAAATAGAGCTCGTATGGATTGTGGGTCGTGCTCCGAAGAGATTGTAGATACCGTCAAGGCCCATTGCAAGTACTTCTATATCAGAGCCAACAGATGCTCCGCTTTTTACGATGACATGTTCGCCCTCAGGGGATGGAAGGCTGAGGAAATCAACGGGATCAGGTTTGAGTTGAACTCGATTGTCGTAGAAAAATGGAAGGGGAAACCATACCGTCTTGTCATCCAAAGACAAAGAAGAGCAGATGACATACGGGAGCTATGGGAAGGAGAATATACCTACCGGTGTATCCTTACCAATGATTTCGAATCCGATATAAGGGATGTCGTAGAGTTCTATAACCTGCGCGGTGGGAAGGAAAGAATCCTCGATGACATGAACAACGGGTTTGGATGGAAACATTTGCCAAAGTCATTCATGGCAGAAAATGCAGTATACCTGCTGATGACTGCATTGATAAGGAACTTCTACAAAACGATCATCCGAAAATTAAACGTTAAGGATTTTGGCCTATCCATATCGAGTCGTATTAAGACTTTCGTTTTCAAATACATCTCGGTTGCCGCAAAGTGGATTAGGACTTCAAGGACGTACGTGCTAAACATCTATACCGAGAATCCAGCGTATAAAATAGCCTTTCAACAGGATTTTGGCTAATCCTTATTCTAATGGTGGGTAATGCGTATTGCCTCAAGTCGCTTCATGGGGTAAGGGGAAGTTATGCAAAAGAGTGGACCTTTGGCACCTTCGTTTCACTAAAACACAATGTAAAGATAATAAACTCACTAAAAAATGCATGGCAATCTCTGATTTCATTCGCTTGCGGAAATTAGGTATATAATACCCTGTTGTTCACTTGGAGCAGGATAATGGTCAAATCTAATCCATATTGCCATTGGTTCGTAACCGGTAGAGGTGCTTGAAAACGAAAAAGAAACTGGACTCTGAGTATGAATATTAAAGGCTGTTCCTTCTCTAAGCTGATTCAGTACACTATTTATCTTATCCTGGCTAATTGTATCGGATTTGATTTTATTCATTAAATTAAATAATCTGATTCTATCTCCAGGCTCGATTTCTGTTTCCACACAATGATAAATAGCTCCATTACCAGATCTCTGTTCCTCAAAATATCTTCTCCTACTCATAATGATACTCCTTCCTATAATAACCGAGGAAACTAAACCCTTCCGACTCCTTCCTCAAAACATCATGCTTATTCCAATACTTTTCTAAGTCGAAAGCCTCTCTTTCGAATACGATATTATGATATGCCTTATCATGATCGCGATATATGCACAACCTAATCAGGTACTCAATTAAATACCATGTATAGTATAAAAATATTGGAATAAGGGACAGCCATAACATCCACCATCCTGCATTACCGAATAAGAGACACAATCCTATTGTAAGCAATGATATAAACATACCAAAATAAAATAACGTATGATACTGATTACAATGCGCCTCCTCATGATATTCGGTTCTCAATGATATACTATCACGTTCGGTAAATACGGCTCCAAATAACATAATTGTTTTGTAGCCGTCAATGAACGTAAATAACTTAGCTATCTTAGAATTGTAATAGATTTTCATTTTCCGAATTTAATTTTGTACCAGTTACACAATATCAAAAACTCAATAGGTGAATTAACACCATCCCATTCCCATTTATCTAAAAAGGCCCTGAGTTTATCTCCTTCAACGCATTCGGCTTCTTGCAAGAAGACAAGATGAGGCATAAATAACTCCGATCCTTCCAAAGACTTATTAAAGAACTTAACCAGCCTCTTATTAAATCCAGGACCGTACCATGATTTTTCATTTGTGGATCCAAAACAATAGTAAGAATTATTTTTGACTTTAATGCCAAACCATTTACATACATATGGATGATATACTCTATCTGCTAAAAATATAAATGGTTTATACCATAGGCAATGCCAGAATGTACTGCACTCGCCTCCGAACTTCTTAAAAGCCCATCTGAACCCTCCAGAAAAATACCAGTTATTAGCTCCTCTCTTAACCTTAACTTTGTATTTAAGATTCTTGTTACGATTACTAACCCTATCCCACGGCTTAACCTTATCGGTGTCCATATCAGGAAGAAATGTCCAATGATGAAGCAAGGCGCTGTAATAAGGATTGTATATCTTGTGTCTGTTTCTAATAACGTACTCAAAAATATCGTATCCTGCTTGCCCGGCTTCTTCAAATCCTTTTTCTGATAAGAAAGCTAATATCGGAGCCAGATTCCAGATCTGATCTTGTGAAGTAAATGGGGAGAAACATGGATCTTCGTCTTTTAACTCTATACCATTAGTATATCCAGAACTTATCTTAGTAAGACCGAACTTATCGGCATCTTCGCTATGGATATCGTCTCTTAAGAAAAATCCTTTTTCGAATTTGAAATAAATACCTTTGTTACTATTAAAAAATAGATCATAAGTAGTATCGGCAAGGCGAGTAAGTACCAGTATGGCATTACGAACATCATCTTCTGTCTTATTGCCAAGAATTATTTCCGTGTATAGGAACTGGAGATACTGAGCCAGGTTAATGGTTCCGTCGCCGACCCAGCCTACCCCGTCCTTCACCGACGACAGTGGGATGCACGAGGCCTGCTCTGTGTAACTGGAATCGTAAACGAAATCTCGGTAAAACACCTCCTTGATCTTATTGTATTTATTCCAAAGGCTTTCCATGTCTTAACCTATAACAATAACACAATCACGCTTTTCCTTATTATAAACCATCGTACCCATCTTAGTGTACAAACCTTTTATATTTTGGTAATTGGTTTCACCATGAGCCGAAACGTTGGTAGTGATGCTGTCAGAGTAAACCTCCTCACCACCTTCGTTAATGAAGTTAAATCCTTGTTTAACCATCTCTCCTCCAAGGTAGGCTGTAAAAGACACAACGACATTTCCTCGCCCTCTATTCCCATACCAATTACCATAGATATCAGCATTGATATTAGGTTCTGACTCGTCCATGCCCGGCGCTGATAGCAAGGTCTTCATCTTAATAAGTGCCCCTTCAAGACCGGACTGCATGTTATCACCACCATAAACAAGGTAATCACCTACCTGTTGTTGGGTGGTGGCCCACTGCTTACTCCATCCAACGTACTTGTTATCCACATTTGATATGCCTGTGTTAGTAAAACCGGTTGCAGTATCAAAATCGGAACCGTCTTCCGATTCCCATCCGTATCTAAGAACAAGATAATCGAACTCAGGAATTACAACAACCTGCTCGCCGGCAGCTTGTGTGATTGTAACATTCTTACTCTCTCCACCAGCCGTTACCTTAGCTACACCACGGCGATCTTCGGCTACCGGATTCGGTCCGGCTGTGAAAAGGATGTTTGCCGGCCCCACGCCTCTCATTTTGTCGGCGGTTACTATTTCGCTTGCACTAACTTCTAACATTTTATCTCATTTTAAATATTTCGAATACGTATATCCAACTCAACAAAAATACTATCGGGCAGTACATTGTCTCTACCAAACTCGCATCTCCTTTAAATTGCCTGATTGACCAAACAATCATAGACGCAATAACACCAAGCAAGTATATGAATATAACGACTTCTGTCATACCAATTTAAGTATATTATCGATTACAGGATACGCCTTAGTATATATCTCAAACTCAGCACGGCGCCGTCTAAGAGGTTCGTACATGCCTTTCAATGTCATACCCATCATCTTAAGTTCGGTCTTAGCATTTTTCAGCTTAACCAAATCTTGCTGTGCATACAACTTGAACAAATCGGCTGCTCCTTGTGCTTCTCCATTATACATCAGTTCCTCAAAGAATCTCATCTTCACAAAATTATCGACATAATCCAGGACCAGACCCTGCGGCGTGTCTGGTATGATTATGTTAGATTCTCCGTCAAAAGGAAGAGACCGGTACTGCATGTAAATAGGACCATCGAAATTAGCATACAGGAATCCGTTTACGATATTTATCTCATACGGACTATCCTTTACTACCTTATTCCGGCATTTACTTAAACAAGAATCACGAAGCATAGGCTTAGCAAGACCTAACATCACAGGCCGGTCATAATAGCAACGAACTTCATGATCGCGATCGTGGGTGTTGATATAAAATTTTTCAACTATCACCTTCTCGCATTCGTCTTTACAACATTCATTGCAAGAACACCACCTATAACTTCTTTCGGTACGTTCTTTCCACGCTATTGTATTTTGAAGCTCTGGTATCACCTTATCACCTTCCGGTACCTCATATCCCTTGAAATCGCATTTAAATGCCAGAATAAGATCAAAGTAATCTCCCGGCATACGAGCCTGTCCTCGCTTGACGTCCACTACCGCCTCTTTGCGCATAGTAATATCGCCTCCAAACTTCTTCAGGGCAATTTCTACCCATTTGTAGATGGATACCTCATCTATCAGATCACGCTTGTCAAATGATCTTAAAGATGATTTTAATTCTATGATATATTCCTCAACAGTCATCGTAAAAAAAAAATATGGAGGACAGGAAACGAACCTGACCTCCACAAAGATATTAATAATCTGATTAATGCCCTATTTTGCTGTTTTAAAAGTTAGGATCTTCAAACTTACCGTACTTTAGAAACGTGCTTCTACATTTCCCTTTTATACCATTGAGCGTAACTTCATATCCGGCACCAGTCATGTATATTGTTTGCTGATTAACTCTTTCCCCGGAGTACTTATCCACAAAGTAAGATCGATAAACACCAAACTTATTTTTAACGATATCACTGTATAGTTCCCATTTACCCTGCCCGTTCCTGAACATGAATTTCATTTCTTCAAGAAACATACGGAGATTCTTTTCGGCAATAATGATCCCATTTTGTTCAAGCTTCTTCGCAATATCTCTAATCAACCACATATTTTCATGGTCAACTTTCTTAAATGATTCTGCAAACTCCACATCAGGACGCTGCTCTTCTATGGTCTTAATCGCCTGTTGTCTCTCCGCCTCTGCTTGCGCCCTCTCGGCTATGGCTCTATTTTTGGCATCAATCTCGTCAGCTAATGCTCTTAATGCAGATGGATAGTCTTTCGGTGTTATAGAATAGGAGCCGGTTTTTCTTATAGAGGGAAGAACTTCAGATGTTACCCATTTCTTGAATTTTTTAGCAAAATCCATCTTTGATCCAAAAATTAGGCTATACAATCCAGACTCATTGATTATCAGTATTTTAGTGTTTGGAGTGTAGGGACGGAACGTTTCGTTCCACCCTTGAGTATCAGGTACTTTCATTATTAGTCTATCATCTTCATCAACGTGATCCCTTATCGCTTTTCTCGGATTAGTGTACCCTAAAAATGAAGCTATAGGAGATCCTATAAAATACGGTTCTTCGTCAATAATAATAATTTTTAGCTCTCCAAAATCTGAATTTTTGAAAGATGATACGGTTTTAACCTCTTTGCTAAATTCCATTTCGTTGGATTCCGACGTCAAAATAATGTTACTGTTCTTCGCATTGTTTTGAAAATTGCTTACATTTGTTCCCATAATAGGAATTTTACTTTTTATATCCGCCAGCCTGAGAAGGTAGACGGATATGCAAATATAGCGATTAACCTATATCAATAAAGGGTAATCGCTATATTTTTTTTACATGTTCCTATGATTGAGTTCTCGATCTTCGAAAACTCTCTTAATCTGGAAATCTTTAAACACCCTTCTTTTGGCAAGTATTTCATTGTACATAAATCGGTATCTTCGTCCTTTATTCATTTTAACCCTTAACTTCTTTTTCAAGCTATCTTGTATTACAAAATGGTAATATCTTTTAGAGTCTGCGAAATCCATAGCCAGGTGGTTGTAGAGGTAGCCGTTGGTTCCGAGCCTGCTCACGATGTCCAGGTCCCGTCTGACGGCAAAGCGCTGCCCCGGTATAAGTACATGGCATAAGTATCCTACGTTATCTACATAAACACCGGCATCAGCCTCTATATAATGTTCTGATACGGTTTTCCATATAATAGACAACAACCTTAAAACCTCTCCCCTGTCTCTTATCATGCCTTTCTTAAAACCATTCTTTCTTTTCATAAGACGATGGTAGTAGGCTACAAAATACGGTGATTGTATTGATGTTCTTTTCATGTCACTAAGTTTATATAAAAATGGGCCTTGGTTTCACAACTAAGACCCAAATAAAGATAAATAATATTTTGTTATTGAACAATTTGACTTTTCTGATTGGAATCAAGATTCGGATTTTCATCGACAGTAATCTGTAGCCTGAACGCTACTTCCTTTATCGTCTCTGCTACCACGTACTCAATTAGCTTGATAGGACAGATAAATTCGTATTCCCATTCAGATTCACACCCTTTAGGTGTAGGATCGCAGGCCATTAACTCCAGAGCCTTCTTTCTTCTTGTTGTAAAGAACTCTACGTTAATAAGCTCTATATGAAAATCCGGTATATAAATATAGTCGTTTTCTACATAATAAAAAGGACGCCGTTCCTTAACGTATTTAGCATACGGTCTTTTTTGTTCATTACGATACGACTTTATTTCAGCGAACTTAAAAAATATGGTATTATCTACGTTAGTTACCTTGGTAATAGCCGGTCTAAGGGCAGAATAAAGAAGTCCTGGAAGTTTATGCTTTGACCGCATCAAAGTATTACATAACGCAAATTCGGCATCGCAGCAAACTATTTTATCAACTTCAATCATCTCCAGGCAAGTAACGTAAGTTAGGAGCCGGTGGTCGCCAAGTAACGTCCCGTCATCCCACCTCTGGGCTGTATAAGATTCGGCTTTAGTTCTACCGATATTCAATATCCATCTCCGACTAACATGCGAATCTTTGTCAAGGGCATGAATACCGTTTACGACTCTTGATACAAATTCACCATTAGTGATCATGCTCCCCTCCTTTCTTTTGCTCTTGATTCTCTTGATTTAGCATTCAAGATCCTCATATAAATATCTCTTTCACTCATGCCGGATATGGTTTTTATAGCCTCATCCAACATAACTTTCGTATATAAAGGTTTAGGGAATCCCTTTATCTTAACCGGATCAGGAACTAACTTCGCCTTCCGATATTCATAAAATCTTTTAGAAGTTACATTAAGATAAGAAACAGCCTCTTCTCCGGTATAGTACTTAGCCGGATTAGCAAGCTGCGTCCATGTCTCAAGATCGTTGGCTGTGAGATGATCGCATTCCCCGCTTAAAAACATCTCCTTTATCTTATCGCATACCGCCGCACCGCTTTTACGCAGCGTCTCTGTCAGAATTTCTTTCATTTTCAAAACATCCTGTTTTAAATCTTAAAACAATAGAGGCAATGATTATCAACAGAGTAACAGCCATAACAGACCACACTACTATATTGTGCTCAATAGGCATATCAATATTAACCGTAACCCATTCTACACAGATATTAAAAATCATGCTATAGATCAATAACCTATGCCATATACAAAACCTGAACATTCTTGAAAAAGCCAAGAGAAATAGGTCCCATGATAGAAAATGACCTAATATCGGATACAGCCAATTAGTGATACTAAAAGGATAAAACTCATCAAAAATGCTGGCTAACATAATAACCTGCATCAATACAGGATAATACTTCACAAACGTCACACAGACATTCCTTTGTCCTTTGCTAATAAACTTGTTGCTCATAATGAATTGTTGTTATGTTATTAAAATAGGGAAGGCGATCAGTACCTTCCCCTGGTTTTCAA